GTTGTTTGAGACGATCTTGAGAAAGACCCCATGCATCAGCTTGTGCAATTTCTGCGGCAGTAAGAGCAAAGTCAGAGTTACCTGATTTCCTCGACCTAATTGTATTCGCTGAGGGGCGTGAAGAGCCGGAAACAGTTTGTTCTGGGGCTCGTGCTTGTGGTCTCGCAGGTTTTACGACAGGCGAATCACCTTCTGTCGATTCTCTACTCAATTCTACCTCATTTTCTGTATTAACACCAAACACTTCGGGAAATCTTTTTGACAAACGTTTGGTAAGCTCATCATAAAACTCGTCAGATTCAGCATCCATTCCCTGCCTAAGCAACTGATTATTAATCGTAATTGCAGAATTGTGGAACAGTTCATCTGTATTAAACTCTGGGTGCTCTTCAATCCAGACCTGGGCAGCAGCTGGGATAGTCTGACGCTCTGCTTGTCTGGGTGATTCGGCCTGAACCGGAGCGGGCTTGGACACTTCTTGAGCAAGCTTTGAAAGCTGAAGCTTAACATCAAACAATGCTTCTTGACATTGAACGACACGCTCAGCATCACCATTCTTGATAGCTTCCATCATTTCTCGGCTAAGTACTTGATATTGGTTCTCTAGAGCTGATTTAAGAGTGGTCGTTTGAGCCTGATTGCCTTCTGCCAGCTTCTTACGCAAGTCTTCAATTTCCTTTTCCCTTGCTGCAAGTTGATCAGCATAGGTATCACGTTGATTGACTAGCTGCTTTATACGATCCTTGGCTCGGTTCTTTCGCTTCTGTTCCCTAGCCACATCATCTGCGTTAGGCTGGGTATTTTGCAGCGTATCTCCATCTTGAAGTGCCAGATCGCTGTCTTCATGCCTAGTAGCCGGTTGTTCATCATCATCACCAAATACCGTTTTAATTTCTTTATATTCGCCAGTCATTATTTAGTTTCCTTATAAATTGTATTGTACTTTTTGAGATCAGCCTCTGGGATAACCAAGTGGTAGCCGTGCTCTGGGTCTTCAAAGACCTGAGGATCAGGGAGGCGTTCGTTAACTTCATCGTCATTCAGAAGAACGAATGAGACATCTTTAAACTTACGACGCGCGCCAGTATTCTTAGGATAAGAGACAAAGTCGCCTACCTTAACCCAATCAAATTGCTCACCTTCTTTATTGAAGTGCTCTTTACGGTTCCAGGCACAAGGGCCTACAGCTACGACACGACCTACGTTAGTAACGAAGTTCATGTGATCTACATCGCTCTCGGGTAGAATCAGCTTAGACTTAGAAGTATAGTCTACGGGATAAGGACGGATGAGTACATGCCAGCCAAGTGGAATTGGCAGATTAGGTGGATCTGGAATATCAGGAGAAGTAATCCAGGCATTTTGATCCATTTTACGGGTTGCCTGATAAGTAGAGTTTAGTCTGGACATTGCGGTTTCCTTACCGTGGGAAGAACTTGGATAAGAGGTCCTTCATTTTCTCTTTGCACTCTCGCAGTGCGGCGATTTGTCCTAGGGTTCTGTGATATTCTTCCACTTCCAATGGATAAGTGGATATCTTTTCTTCTAGGACTTTCAGATCCCTGTCGAACTCATTAAAGATCTCAACAGAGAAAATCTCTTCAACTGATTTAATCATGCTATAAGTCTAACAGACTTGTAACAAAATGTCAATCAGTTTGTGACGGTGGCTCAGGAGGCGGTTCTAACGAGGCCTGATGTGCGGCATTTTGACGGTCAAGGACGGCTTGATGCTCATTATTTGCACGTTCAAGCTGGGCTTTTTGCATATTGTCGGACTGGTTTTGTCTTCCTTGGATATGCTGCGAATTCTGTTGAATAAGAGCGTCAAGTCCTTTAGTAGCCACAATCTGGTCAAGTTTACTACTCCTGTCTTTATCTTTATTATGTTCATCCTTAGTGATCCTAAGATGGTCAAGGGCCAACTTACCAGCTTTGAGTTTAAGCTCACTGTCTTTATAGTGGTCTTCCTTAATCGCCTTATGAGCACGTATCTTAACTTCATCTGCTCGGGCTTGAGCAGTAACTAGAGCTGCTTGGTCTCGGGCAGGCGAAACTGACGATTGCTGGGCGACCTGCTGTTGAAGATTCTTTTGGTTGAGTTGAGCAACCTGTTGCGCTGCTTGCGCCATTGCCTGATCTTGTTGAGCTTGTGCAGCTTGAGGGTCTGTGGGTCCACTTTGTTGCTGTTGTCCTTGCTGGGGTTGTTGTTGCTGTCCTGAGAGTTGTAGCTGAGCCATAACCTGTTCTTTAAATTGAAGAACCATATGCTCTTGAACATTCGCTTGTACTTGCATAGCCACCTTCTGCATCATAGGACTAGCACCTGAAGACGGGTCTTGCAAGAAGGCTTGTTTCAAAGCGATATGTGACTTATGATCCTGGCCTGGGAAAGCTTGAATAGGCTTGCCTTGCTGAGCCATAAGGATATCAGACATAGGATCTTGAGGCTGGGCTTGTTGAGGGGGTGGCATGATCTTATCCACATTCTCAAAGTCCATAGCTACATAGAATTGACGATAGATCTCTCTCATATCGTGCAGTTGAGGAGCTTGTTGTGCTGCTTGCATGATCGTCTGAGCTTTGGTCATACGATGTGCATTAGAAGAGATATTAGGGTCTGATACTGGAATGATAGCTACAATCGGACCATAATCAGCACGAGAGATATTCATCGACTCGCCCTGAATATTGTATTCAATATCATCACCTAAGGTTTCAGAGTTAATCTCTGCAATTTGACGGAGTTCGTGTTTTAGGGCAGCGTGAAGTCGCTTGTGTATAGCTGAGAAGAATTTCGTAGAGGCGTCGAGTAGTGCCATTGTAGTCCCAACAGGACCGTAATTAACACTGTCAGCAATAACAGACTCAGTGCTGTCTGCAAACTTTTGACCAGCTGCCTGAATAAATTGCAGCATTTCGAATAGAACATTAGAAGGTTCCTTAAATGGCAAAGGCATAATGGCCTTATTGACGTCTTGGACCATAGCTTCCAGTTCTTTAAATTGACCTGGGGAGATAGGTGATCCATCATCAACAATCCTAGTACCCTTTAGTTTGAACCCGCCTTGGAGGTTAGCAAATTGCCCAGCATCCACAAGAGACCGCATAGCAGAAGTAAGGGTAAGCTGAAGATTACCAAGAAGATGTAAGAAACCAAAGCCATAAAAACCAAAAGACGGGACAAGTTGGTAGTGAGAGAATGGGAGCCTTTTTTGACGAGCCGGATCATTCGGCTTCCAATTACGACGTAAACCGATAACGCTTTTAGTAGCATTATCCACTGTGACAATATAAGGCGATGCAAGAGCGTACTCTTCTTTTCCTTCACGTTCATCCAACCCCTCTATATGCAGCATAACATGTTGTTCTAAAAGAGTATAGACTTTGTCTCTCTCATTCAGACCAGTCTTGGTACCCATAAGTTCTTGGGTCTTCTTTTGGACTGGTGTCTCACGAGGAGACTGAGCAATGCCCCAACCACGTTCAGGTTTCTTGTAGAAGCCAGAGGCAAAACATTCTTCAATCTCGTATTCAGTCTTGTAGAGAACGTGGGTATAACGATCAGCCCTAAATAGGTCAGGAGCTGAATTAGGAACAACGAATTGGTCAGCCGGAATGAACTCTGAGCAAGGACGCTTAAGTTCTTTGTTGTAGTAAGTCTTCTTAAAACCAGAACCTACAAGCGCTACATAAAGCAGCATACGCTCAGCATCAGGGTAGAACTCAGTCATCTCTTCCAAGATCTGGTAGTTCATGTGAGCCTTAACCCGATTAGCTTGCTCTTCCTTCTCAATGGTAGCATCGCCCTTAACAAAGGTCTTTACTGGACCGTTGGCTGGAAGAAGTTCATTGGAAGCTTTAGATTGAAACTTGACAGCTGCTTCCATAAGCAGTGGGTGCTGAGCCGAGCAAGCCCCTTCAAAAGGAGTGGAGCGTTCTTCGAGCTTAACGCCGGTAAGGTTAAGACCAAGTTCCGTAGTACGCATCCAGTCTGATCTAGAGCGCTCATCTGATTCGAAAGCATCAGAAGTACGAAAGCCTAACTCATAGAGCTGGTCATCTTCAAGGTCATCTACCAGATTACGGTAGTGATCCTGTTCTTCATCAGAACCTACCTGCTCATCTGGTTCAGCATCAAATGCCAGCTCACCATCGTCGGAAATAGTGGTTCGTCTGGAATTACGTTTATTAATAACATAGCTCTCCTTGTCAAGCGAGGCTAAACCACTAACAGAAGATTTTGATTTTTTACGTGCCATTCTAATATGATACCATAGTTAATAGGAAGATGCAACTAAATCTGTGCAGGCATAGCAGCAGCCCAATAAGTCTTAGGCCTACGGCTCTTGATGATGTCTTCATCCCAACGATTAGAATATCCATCATTATCAATCTTAAACTGGTCTCTCATCCAGAGTATTGCCTGAGAAACTGTGTCAGTGTAGTCATCTCGTTGGTTCTTAAGTCTAGGGTTAAAGGAACAGACCTCCTCCATGACTTCTTCCGCCCAACGCTTTCCAGAAGGCACCCATATGCGGCTAGATTGAAAGTAAGGGGTAGTGGCCTGTAATCTAAAGGTTTTGTCATGCTCCGGCTTGTATGCTATGATTGGTAACGAACGCTTTCTAAGTTCAGGGATAAGCGATTGACCAGAAGCCTTATCTTCCACAATAAAGAACTCTGGGGTGTATTTGTTATTAAGCTCTTGTGCTCTGGTACAAAGTTCAGCAAAGTCAAATCTACCTTTACCAGCACTGAGCATAATCAGACAATCCTGAGCAATATCAAGATTATCAAAGGTCTTCGTAATATGGGTAAATACCCCCCATACCGTAAAGGCTGTATAGTCTGATGTCTCTTTAGAAGAGAAGGCAGTATCCATGGAGACTACGATGTACCTACACTTAGGAGGTTTAGGATCATCCCATATCTGCCAATGAGTTCGTTTAATTATCCCGCCTTCCTCAGAGACAGGGGACTGCATATAAAGGGCATTCCACTCAGAGGGAGGGGTTGTCTGCTTAATCTCCAGGAGTTTCTCAGTAGGCCATAGCTCAGGCCAGAATGAGGTATTCTCTTTGAACCTAGGGTCGGTAGCAGGTACTTCTTTCCTAAGCATCTCAGAAGCTTTGTGATCCAGAAGGGCTGGGAAGCTAACCACATCCCAGGGTCTAGGGGAGTTGATGTCTACGTTCATCATAAAGCCAGATATATCTTCTACGAACCATCTGGTATTGATAATGATCTCAGCTCCTCTGGGCAGTAGACGAGTTCTTAACCCCTTACGATACCAGGAGTTAATCTTCTGACGGTCTGAGTCTGAGGTCTGCTCAGTGATAACATCATCCACGATAGAGATGTGAGCCCTACGACCCGCAATCCCTTGTCCTGCCCCCTTAGCCACGAACCTACCCTTCTTGGTGGTATCCCATCTACCAGCAGACTGAACATCCCTCTTAAGGACGGTATAAGGGAATATGGATTGGTATTGAGGAGAATCGATAAGATCCTTAGTCGGTCTGCCAAAGTTGTCTACGGCAAACTCAAAGTCTGATCCTATGGCCAAGAAGCACCAGTTAGGATGTCTACCTAAGCACCAGGCAGGGAACAGGTTACTAGCTACCTTAGACTTCATAGAGCCTGGGGGTAGGTGGATCTGCAGTCTCTTAGGTAGAAGGTCTGGATTCTCTACGCTATGAACTACCTCTTGTAGCTTTCGACACATGATGGAGATATGGACACCATCTATGAAAGCTTCAGGCAGGACTGTAGGGGCCATTAATTGGACGAAGGTATAGAAATCAGTCCTAGCCTTAATGATTAGGGCTTGGAGTAGTTCTGTTTCTAGTTTATCTATTTCACTGGATAGGGTCATATAAGCTATTAGAGAGGTTTCTAGAGGGGTCTGGGTACTTGGTCGCTACTAGGGTAGCTCCCATTACTAGAATGCATATACGTTGATCTAATGGCTCTGTATAAAAGTTCTTGCAATCTAGGTAGCGAATCGGATATAATGGGGGTCGGGGGCATTTATACTAGTATATAAGAATTGTTAATAAGAAGTTTATAAACACTTAGCAAAGGTAATAATCTTACAATAGTTTAAGTCTTATTGATATCTTTTAACATAGCTTGTAACTTAAGAATTCTCTCATCAGTCTTAGATCCTTCAGCATCTTCTTTAAAAGCATTAGCTATATCCCTCTGACCTTCTAAAGCTTCTTTCTTATTCAGTCCTTTTACAGAGCTACCAAAGATACCGATGGTTGTACCCATTAGTTCTACAGCTTTATTAGCCTCAGACAGCTTATCTATATCCATTGCTTTCTCATAAATAGCCCTAAGCTTCTGGATTATCTCTACTTCATCTATACAAGCAATCTTAGCTTTCTCTTGCTGAAGCCATAAGATGTATTCTTTAGAACCAGCCATGTTCTCGGTCTGGTATCCCACACGATTAGCTGCTGAACCTTCAGATTCACTACCAGCCTTGATAGCTGCTGTACCTTGCTTATGACCATTGGCTCTGTATTCACAGTATTTCCTTTGGAAGGGGGTCATATTAGAGACTGTAGTCTCAAGATCAGGTGGCATAGTAGACATTATAGCCATAAACACTCCAGCATAGGTAATAATATTACAAATATACCCTATTATAGCACAGATATGTACTCTACATGTACTGTTTATGTATCAATTATGTATTATCAGGTACTCCGAATACATAATACATATAAAAAATATAATGAAAACAAGGTTAAAGTACTTTTCAAGAATACATAATACGCAATTATTTCCTAATTGCCCGAAAATATATTACATTTGGTGTAAGTGCTGATACTGATTTCTGAAGTTATGGAAATTCTCCCCTCCCCTTATGACAAATGTCGTATTCTGTAAATCCAATTCACGTAAGTAATAACCAGAATTCTCTTAGACATAACCGTTAACGAAAATTAACCTTTATTAATTTATTATTAAAACTAATATTATGACTAATGTATGATTAATATGTAAATGTATTATGACTTCTGGTACGATTGCCCATAATAAGTCTATGAAAGCATTATGGAATTGTATTATGACCGTGAATAGTTATGTGAATAGTGTGTGAGTTATGTATAAGTGAGACCCTTATGACAACTATACGCCCAACCTACACTATGACAATAGGCTATGGAAAGCAGTTATGGAAGAATACATAAGGGTGGTACTATAATACCACATACTAGAACGAATCGTGAACAGATAGAGAAAGAATCAGGAACTAATACAGAACGAATCAAGACCGACCATAACATGGTTTATAACCCCTTGATAACAAAGAAGAAAACAGCCTATTGCAATCTAATACCAGGGTGCTATCCTTAGATCATGGGACGAACAAACCAATTGCCATCGTCCCTTATGTCAAGGCTCAAGGCGAGTCAGGTATAGGCGTGTTATGTAAACTGGTTAAAGTCCGGTTTTACAGGATAGGATAGCTATGTATATAACATAACATCCTAGCTTCGAGGCTCCATGTAAATGGGGTGCGGAGTACCCATAACATGGCTAGATACTGACTCCATAATAGGCTGGAATGAGTCTTTGACATAAGAGATGATGGCAACATGGGAATTCCCATAACGCAATTAGTCATAATTGCCCAACAATGGAGATTCGAATTATGGATAATCCCTTTAAACAGGCATTATTTAACGTATATCATGAGGCTGACAAGGTTAAACGCCATGTCATAAAGCGTAAGACTAGCAAAAAACGCCGTATTATTGAAAATACGAATACTGAGCTTGCGAATCGTAAAGCCGCTATTATGGCCTCTTATGAAAAGTCTAAGCGTATGCAAGCCGATTATGCCAAGTTTCAAACAAGGCGTATTCATAATACGGTAAATCGGATACTCCCTGAGAATAAAGCTTATGACAATGATGGAGTCCGTTATGTCAAGTAACAAAGGCGCGTTTATAGCTAATGCCGCGAGCTTAGAGGCTAAGTTATGGAAACGTAAAATGGGGTTAGTCCCAGATACTATGGTTAATGGTCAGAAAGCCAAGGCCGTATGGGAAACTAAGTTTTATGACAAGAATGGTATGGTGAAAACCCGTAACAAGCATACTAACCCTAGCGAAGCGCCATTTGCAGGCATTTCAACCAAAGGCATAGCCAATAACAAGAAGATATGGAAAGAGCCTAAAAAGGTATTCCAGAAACTTGTTAAGGTCAAGCCTGCTACTATGGCAAAGGGTGAACCTGAGCGTTACCGTAAAGTAGTCGATAATTACCATATTACTAATAAGGATACACTATGACAAGAATAATCAGGCATTTACATACTGCGTGGCTTGACATAAAATACCTATGCCGCAATCAGGTTATGATATGGAAGGAATATGACAATGGCTTGCACGCTGATTGAAAGACAACCAATCAAGTTTAAACATAAAGCTATGGTAAAGGTTAAGCCTCGCTATGCTACAGGCTATAAGCGTCAATCGTTATCCACCTGTTATGTTTCTTCTTATAGCAAACATGGGCGTGGAATAATCTTACATCAATCTGACAAGTATTCAAAGGAATTGAAGGCTGAAATACGCCGACAATATGGCAAATCATCAGCCATTCATAATGATGATTAATCACGAACATGCTGTCAAAGGCTGTTCTAATATGAAAAGGACTAAACATTATGGCTAACACGAAAGCAACTACCGTTACCACGCCTGAACTGTCATTCTCACAATCTGACAACGTGACTTTGACTGAGCTTATGGTAAGGCTGCGCGATGAACGCAAAGAGCTTGTTAATCTGACAAGTGAAGTCGCATGGTTGGCACTGAAACATTACCATAACTCAAACAATCCGGAAAAGATTCAGCAGGTTTATGAAATTCTTGCTGAAGACAAACACTTTAACCGGAAAGCTGCGTTTGTTATGTGGGCAAAGGCATTTTCAAGGGTTAGCTTCTCTGACTCTGGAAAGAAATTTGCTTTCATTCCCTTGTCACAAGAAACGGCAAAGAATCAAAACTACCGTGATAATCCGGAAATTGGTTCTGACTTGCTGGTACGTGCTAAGCAAACCCCTTGGCACCAGATTGAGGGACTTGCCGAAGACAAGACAGAACCTACTGAGTTTGACAGAATCTATAATTTCTGCAAGACTCGTGTAGCGGCTATCCAAAAGAAGATTGCTAAAGGTGAAATGGTAGAGAATAAGGAAATTAAGGAATCAGTAGCTATGCTTACTGACCTTGAGGCGCTTGTAGCTCCATTGACAACCAAGCCTGAGACTGTCACTACAGACTCTAAGAAAGACTTGAAAGCCGCTTAACATATAGCAGCTTACCATAATAATAAACCCTAGGTGACTCTGTAAAAAGAGTTGTCTAGGGTTTTATTATGTCTACTTCCCAGACAGGACTACTATCATCGTTACGTTGCGCTGCCCCCGTTGAGTATTGTAATGTAGACATAAGCCTGTTTAACAACATTAGAAGTGTCGTGTTGCTAAACCCTCAACTTATGTCTACTTTAGAGTCCTCACTAGCATTGATAAGGTTAAGCTAGTTCTATATCAATAGGGTATTTATCAATGGGGTTATTCCTAATGGAGTAACATTCTATGACTAGATACATCGCCTCTACACTATTCAAAGACAAAGATGGGCTTATTATGCCCTTCCTATTCAAATATGACTCTGGTAAAGAGTGGCCGGAAGAATCATTCGAACGTGTTAAACGCTACATAGAAGATAAGAAAGATGTTATCTATTATGCGGGTAGGCCATACGCTTGCTATACCGATCCTTTCTATTCTAATGCATGGCCTAATATAGATGATGACTACTCATTCTTATTTAGATCAGACAAAAGAAAGGAAACTAACTATGTCAACAACAGACCAACACAGCCAATCCACAATCACAGCACCAGATAAGAAATCATCTTGTATTGATCATGCTGAATATGATACAGAAAATCGTGTATTAACAATCAGATATAACTCTGGTTCTGTATATGATTATGCTAATGTACCTATGTCTATAGTTACTGACTTGTTAAATGCAGAGTCAAGAGGCAAGTTTGTACATGCTAAGATACAGGGTTTCTATGATTATACCAAAAGAGGTTAACAAGGTAATGTGAATTCATTATCTAAAGGACGAAACAATAAGGCATCTGAGTTATCAGTCTAAGTCCTTATCGTCGTATGGTTACGCCATACCTGATGAGTCCAGCGGTCACTCAAGGGTTACTATCATCGTTGCGTTGCGTCATGGGGCTATAATGAAACGTATCTTAATCAACAACACATTCGTACACGACCTAGGTCATAACTATGTAATGCTTAAATGTAAAACCCAACAGGGTAGGCGCTTATGCTACATATACCAAGGCAAGCTAGAGCTAGTGGAAGATCATGTACACTATACCACCCAATCAATCACCTCTCGTAAGAATGAATTGGTCAGATGGTTTGGTGCTGGTAATAGACCGTACTTCCCTATCCTTATGCATGACTTAAAGAATGATGAGTCACCTGACCATCAACTCAATAGAAAAGAATACATGCGTATGCTTGCCAATGCACGTAAAGCTAGATACAGGGAACGTAAACGTAAACAAGCAGGGGAGACTAGGGATGCTGGATACAGAAGAGCAGCGTAGACTTGAAGCAGAGAGCGAATGTTTTCGCAGCGCACCGGAGCGTAGCGAGGAGCAAGAACAAGTATGCTTTAGGGAGATGAATAATGTTGAGCAAGTATCAGATGAATTGTTAATACGCAGAGCGAGGTTAAAACAAGATGGGGTATCTCAAAACTATAAAGATAGGTCTGATCAGGAAGCTGAAGGGACAGCCGAGGGAATACGTAGTAATGATGGGGAATGGCAAGAAGCTTCGGATGGTAGGGAACCGCCTAACCTGGATGAAGACCTCATTGTACTTCAAGAAGCAATCGTTAAAAAGGACATTGCTAAAGTTCGTGAACTTACCCGTCTACATGGTTATGGTATATTGGTACAGCCTAATAGATTTGGTAACGCTGCTATGCGGCTTGCAATGGACCACTCAACCAAAGAGATACAGCAATATATCTTTGAAGCAATCAGAGAGAACTCCCATTATAGGAACAAAGTCAGAGGACATTAGTATGCATAAGAATGCACCCTCATACAATCAATACATACAGGATATGATTGATCAAGAGCTGGGCTATGATGCTATGTATACCCCTTATAGTCAAAGGGCTGGATATGAAGCACCTTGGCCTAGGTCTAATTCAGATAGGGCATTCTTAGAAGACTTCTTAGATGATGAACCTAAAGCTACATTAGCGCCAGCTAAACCTGCACCTAAAGCACCAGTAAACGATCCTGACCTAAAGGATGTATTGTAATAATATTATATCATAGAGGTTAATATGATAACTATATTATCTTGGCTAAAGCTTTATAATATCAATGATAAGGATGAGCATGAGTCCTTATACATAGGAGGATGTTACTATCATGAAGCGTTTTTCACGGTCACAAGAGTTTCACAACGTTGAGTCAGATGATATGGATATGCCTAAGATGGTTACACCTATCCCAATAGACCATAAGCGAGAAGCATTAGTATTAGAACAATTGACTAGTATGCTTATTCCTATACCACTAGGTAAATTTCCTAATCAATATGCTAATGCCTTAAAACGTCTAGCATACTTCTATGACTTAAGAACAATAGTAATACAGAACCTTAAAGATAATGGTAATGATGAAGAAGCTATTAATCTTAATGATACTGTTATTAATATTAATATTCTTATTCAAGAGTACCATAAGAATACAGATATATAAAGTTAAGGTAGCCTTAGAATCAAGCTTACGAATTGATATGTTAAGTTCTCTTGTTTAAGAAACTAAACTATATAAGTAATTCTTAATACTTATTAAGTATATCATAGATTCGAATCAAAGTCAATAGGGTATAATGTATAAGAATATCAATATCTTATATGTGATGCCCTTAGTTCTCTTCGCAGCTACGCTGCACCTAACCCCGTCGCGTTTCACCCCTTCCCTAATTACTGAGGTTTTGATGAAGCTATTCATTGATGATGTAAGACTACCGTCACAAGTAGGTTTTAATAATGAAGAGTGGGTAATAGCCAGAAACTATGATGAGGCCATAAAGATAATTGAAGAGCATAAGCCACAGCGTATCGCATTTGATCATGATCTTGCTGAGTGTCACTACCAAGGCACCCAAGGAAATGAGAAGACGGGTTATGATATTGCTCTGTATCTAATAGAAAAAGATAATGAGACTGGTGATTATATAACAGCTGTATTTAACTATACAGTTCACAGTATGAATCCCGATGGAGCCCGTCGAATTAGGCAGGCCTTACATTCACATATGCGTAGGAAATTATTCCAATGAATCTTAAAGACCTAGATAGAGTAACACAACTTAGCAAGTCAATCAAAGGATTACAGAACTCTATGGATATTATAACCAGAGGCAGTTCTGTCAGGGATATAATGATCACTGCTAATGTTATAACCAATAACAATCAACCACCTATGAAGCTAACAGTTCCTATTGATCTTACAGGGGCTGTGTTGCTTGAGAATATCAGTACTAGGGTTGAGGCTTTAAAGACTGAACTAAAGGAACTTGGCGTAGAGGTTTAGTATGTGTGAAAGATTAACAATACAACAACAAAGGGGTAATACAATGACTAATAACAAGAAGCTTGCTACACTGGCTATTATTGATGCTGCTGCAAAGAAACTGCCTCAGATACACGTAAGCCATAAGCCTCTGACCGCAACCATCGGTGAGATACTATCATCGGGCAATGCGAAACAACGGCTGGCCGCTACTATTATGAAGATCAGGGCTGAAGATCCCAGACCAGAGGTGGCGTAACACATGTGGTTTTATGGTGGCATGGCTATACTTACTGTACTATGCTTAACGTTTGTACACCCGACCAAGTGTACCAAAGAAATACCGTTTAGTGCGGGTAACTCTACGTTAGGTGTTGAGGGGACGTATTGTGCTCAAGAACAAGAACTTCCATCTAGGTGGGATAAGTGGGTAGGTAATAAATGAAGATAAAGGAAATCCATAAACCAACCAATCTTGAATTTTCTGAAATTCATATGGGTGATGTATTTCGCTATAAAGATGTACTTTATATGAAGATACCAGCAGTGGATAGTCGTAATTGTGTAACTTTAGATCGTGGTATACTGGCTAAGTTCAGCCCAGAAACATTTGTTGAACTGGTCAATGGCTCGTTTGTGGAGGAATAATACTATGAAATATCAACTATTATCATTGGCTATATTACTGTGTCTAGCAGCCTGTGATCAACCACATAGACCAACACCTATGTTCTATAATGGTGAAAGAGTTATAACTAAAGTAGGTCACCTAGACGCTATGGTTATTAATTCTGATTGCTGGGATGGAGACGATGTCTGTAGCTATGATATACGCATGTATAAGAGTGAATCAGCTACTAATACACACATAACTTCTGATGATGGATACATAGCTGCTGATCAGTTTGCTATTGTACATGTCAGAGAATTTGAGATAGAGAAAGTTAAGATACTAGGAGTAAAACGATGAAAGACTTCTTCTGTTTTATATTTGGATTGGCTTTTGCTATCTTCATATTAATCAGTATTATATTCTTGACTATAGATTTCTGGTCTTGGATTGGCTTACCTATTCCACATAGAGGTTAATATGATCATACAATTTCCTAAGCACAACATAACAAGACCATTTAGTATGGTTGCGGTTGGAGATGTCTTTGAGGTCGATGGGGTTCACAACACCTTCTATCTGCGTATCCATGAGAAAGAATCCAGGGATGGTATACCTATGAATGCGGTAAATCTTTCACTAAACAAGACCTCTAATTTAAACAATGAAGCAGTATGTCGTGTATTAAAAGCCCGAGTAATAATTGGAGATGATGAATGACTATTAAACCAAAACCAGATGATAACTTCGGAGCTACAGCTACTCAAGCTATGAAAGAAGCTTTCTGTAAAGCTTGTAAGAAGGGTGTCCAAACACCACACGCATGTCCTAACAATGGAGCTGCTGCGGATATCGTTAAGGCTGAGGACTTAGGTCCACGTCGTAAGGGCGAGAGCTGTAGGGATTGGTTGGAGCGTGTATCTGAACCATTGGGTGCCTAGTATGATGTATAGTATCTGGAACTATAATAATATACCGTACGTAAAGAAAGTTACCAATAACATGAAGATTAAGACTTCCACTAAGTTCATGGTCGCCGCCTTAACTGCTTGTGTATCTCCGTTTGTAACTTGGCGTATTTATCATTGGTATTACACTAGACTAGATGAACTAGGTAAAGCCATTGGCTGGAATGACAACGCTATAGGTTTAATGGAGTTTCTGACTTCCATTATAATTATCGCTTGTATAGTTATAGGTATATTACTGAAGGTTGTAGACAATGACTAGACACTACACCTCATTAGGTGATCTATTAATGTTAGCAAAAGGGAGATCTACTATCATGCCGTTATCAGCCAAAGCTAAAGAAGTAGCTACTAAAAACAATATCATTAATACTATTGCCTATAATCTAGTAGAGATGATTGAAGATGGTGTTGTTAAGCTCGCAGATGTACAGAACGTCGTGGCTTTGTTTGAGTTTAAAACAGAGCTTCTTCTTAGAGTTAAAGAAGAGCTGACTGAAACTCAAATAGAGAACAGTATAGATCTTGAAGACGACGATGCTGACCTGCGTGAGCTTCCTGACGTAGAGGATGATCCTTTTGAATTGTCTGAAATCCAAGAGCATATCGAAGATACTGCAACTCAAGATCCATTCGATATACCACCTGCAAATGCTATTGAGGATGATATCGGTGAATAATTCAGTTCAGTCTATGGTGTTAGTGCCACGAAGCACAAGTAGCTACTATGGTTAGTGTATCAGGCTTGTTCGATTCAAGGCTTGAGGCTATGTTCGTTAGCACCATAGACTGATTCAATTAAGGAGCCACATGAAAGAAGAGACAGTAGAAGATCTAAAATCTCAGATATGTACATTACAAAATAGACTGTATACAAAGCTAGATGCTGAAGCTGAACAGGAAGTACTAGCTAGTCTGGGTAAATTCTATTTAAAGCGCAAGCATGACGATTCTATAGACTATATCTATGTACACAAAGCTAGACATATAGCAACATCAAAGCTAATGATCGATTCTTTTACTGTTGTGCCTAGGCCTAGTCAATATCGTTTAGCTCTATGTTGCAATAGATGGGTTGAGGTTAGTGCTGACCGACTAGTTGGTTATACAGAATGCTCTAAAGAAATCTTTATAGATGCTTGGCAAGAAGCTACAGCGGAAGAATATAATAGATACAGATTATACGGTACGACTTGAAGATGCTTAACTGATCGAGCCATTCCTCGACAATAGCATGGGTAGTCACATGTCAATCCCTGTGTGAGTCGGAGTTCCTAGCCAGGAATAGTGCGAAGTCTTATTGCATTAAGCGCAGAATATCAGAAGATCCTCTTTAGGCCCCGTATCATACCCAGCCTAAATAAGTCCACGCGGTTGAAAGCCCGAGGCTGGGTAAGTCATTCAAAGAAAGGCTATACAATGGAAGATGAAGAAGTTCCGGTTAACCAAGATGATCCTTGGGATAATGAACATGATCAGGCGGTGTCATGAGTGACAAAGACTTTCCATTAAGTCATTATCAAGAGACTAAGTGTAAAGCCTGTGACTCATGTTATAGATACAGACTAGACAATAAGTGTATCTATGGCGGTCCATTTCGTTTTGTAGATAGTGAAGGAAAGAAAATAGAATGTCCTGTAAACTCTTAGACGGTAGATTTGAATCTAAAGTATGGGCTGGTGGTGAGGTTCATGTCAGAGTACTAGAGCACGAAGGCATTCAAGCTTTAGTAACAGCTATCTTACACAACTCTCAAGACATAATGGAAATGCTTCTGTTGTGTGACGCACTTAAAGCTTTAGGTAAAGAGATATGGCTAACCATTCCCTACCTTCCCTATGCTAGACAAGACAGGCGTTGTAAGATTGGTGAAGCTTTTAGCTTAAAGCTTATGGCTGATCTGATTAACTCCATTGAAGCTAACACTGTATCGCTCTACGATGTTCATTCTATTGTAGCACAAGCATTGATTTATAACTGTAGTAATCATACAGCCCATGATCTTATAGGTGACTCAGATATCTATAAAGATAAACTACTAGTATGCCCCGATGCTGGTGCAGAGAAGCGTGTACTAGAATTCCAGAAGCCCTATATCATGGCTACTAAGGTACGTGACCCCCTTACTGGTGACATCATCGACACCAGAGTTCAGACCACAGACCTAGCTGGTAAAGACTGCATAGTAATAGATGATATCTGCGATGGTGGTAGAACATTCATAGCCCTTGCTAAAGCCTTACAAGAAAAGAACTGTGGTGAGCTTAGCCTATATGTTACACATGGTATCTTTAGTCAAGGCTCAGAGAACTTAAAGAAGTATTATAAACATATCTATTGTTACGATTATGAGAAAGGGACTATCCGATGTATGTAAATCCACTCACCAGTATTGACTTCTACAAAGCCGATCACCGTAGGCAATACCCTAAAGGCACAAGTCTGGTGTATAGTAACTTTACACCTAGGTCTAATAAGCTTAGCAACTTACCAAATAACAATGATCATATTGTATTCTTTGGTTTGCAATACTTTATTAAGTATTTCCTTGAAGATTGTTTCGCACAAGGCTTCTTTTCTCAAGCTAAGAAGGATGTGGTCAAGGCCTACAAGCGTAGGATGGACAATGCCTTGGGTAAGGACGCTATTCCAGTAGATCATATCGAAGCTCTACATGACCTAGGCTACCTGCCTATTGAGATAAGGGCATTGCCTGAGGGCTCTAAGGTTGATATGCGAGTACCTTGTGTAACAATCCATAACACTAAGCCAGAGTTCTATTGGTTGGTTAATTACCTAGAGACCATACTCTCAAGCTTCCTTTGGAAGTCATGTGTCTCTGCGACTACAGCAGCATGGTATAGGAATTTGTTTGATAAGTATTGTAAAGAGACTGGTGGGGATAATACCTTTGTCCCTTTCCAAGGCCATGACTTTTCATTCAGGGGTATGAGCGGGGTTCAGGATGCAGCACTGTCGGGAGCAGGGCATCTACTATCATTTGTTGGCACGGATACTGTACCAGCCATAGACTTTATGGAACAGTATTATAATGCTAACTCTGACCAGATGCTGGTGGGATGTAGTGTTCCGGCAACTGAGCATAGTGTTATGTGTATGGGAAGTGAGAAAGGCGAATATGAAACATTTAAAAGGCTTGTTACTGAACTTTATCCAAAGGGAATCGTATCTATCGTATCTGATACTTGGGATTTCTGGAACGTACTTACTGATTACCTTCCTAAACTAAAAGAAGTAATCATGGCTAGGGAAGGTAAGGTAGTGATCAGACCTGACTCAGGCGATCCAGTTAAAATCATTTGTGGCGATCCTGATGCTATGAAAGATACCCCTACGTATCATGGAGCTGTAGAGACATTATGGAGGACATTCGGTGGGACTGTTAACGCTAAAGGATTTAAGCTACTTGATCCTCATATTGGTATCATTTACGGGGATAGCATTACTCCTGAAAGAGCAGAGACGATCTTGGCCAAGCTCAAAGAGAAGGGTTTTGCTTCGACTAATATCGTGTTTGGGATTGGTTCTTTTACTTATAATTTCGTTACTAGGGATACTTACGGATTTGCAGTAAAGGCTACGTATGGTGAAGTCAATGGTGTGGGTAGAGACATCTTCAAACAACCAAAGACTGACGATGGAACGAAGAATTCGGCTAGAGGTATTCTAGCTGTAAGGAAAGGGAAACTATATGATAAACAAAACTCACTTGACGTTGAGTCAGACCTTAAAACTGTGTTTGTTGATGGTGTTCTCAAAGTCGACGAGAATTTATCAACTATTAGAAAACGCTTAAAAGGGGAATGATATGAGATTCGCAAATGAGAATGGCTATTATGAACTCAACGACTTCCCCGGCAACCACCAAATAGTTGTCTCTAATCATGCTCATATTCACCCACATTTAAGAGGTAAAGGGCTAGGGCAGATAGAGCATCTGCAGCGTTTGCATAAAATGCGTGATCTAGGATACGATTACACCATTTGTACTGTAGCTAAAGACAATGAAGTTCAATCGCACATCCTGAATAAGATGGATTGGCGGGAGTTAGCTTCGTTCTGGGTTCCGTATACAGGAGAAATACTTCTTTATGGCAGACCTTTACTTTCAATTCCGAAAACAATAGCTGATGTTAAACCAAGGAGCAGAACATGACCGAGAAATCATTAAGAACTGAAGCAGAAGAGCAGCGTAAAGATGCTCTAAAAGAAGAGAAGCTGAAAGCTTTAGCGAAGCTCTTGGATAGAGAAGCAGCTGAAGACAAGCACTTCCAAATCTCTATGTCAGCTTTGAGAATATGTATGACTAAGGTAGAAGAAGCTGATACATTAGAGGAAGTTAAGACTCAGACTTCTCTTGCATTAGGTGGGAGGTCGTTCTAATGCCACAGGTTATTATAGGCTATACCCTATACAACAGTGCTACGCGCTCATGGAAGACACCTAGTAACTGGTGGTCTAACAAAGGGCGTCATAAAGCACGTATCTTCAAGACTGAAGAAGCAGCACGAAGAGCTGTAGGATCGACTATTACACCAGAGTACCAAGCTTATAATACTATGGTTGAAAGCCTTAGGCAATCAGCCAGAGCTAATGGAACTCCGTTCTCGTATCCTGCTATGTTCGAGGGTGCTAGATATGCGCCTAATACAGAACATGCAGTTATAACACCTGTATATATAGAAGAGGGAAGTCAATGAATAATCCAATACTAGACGATCCTACTAATGAGTGCTATATCAATGAGGATTCTTGTCGTAAGGAGATCTTCGTATTCGGTTCTAATCTAGGTGGCTTTCATGGCTCAGGTTCAGCAGCCGCAGCTAATGCAGAACACGGAGCACCATATGGCCTAGGTGTCGGTCCTTGGGGTAACTCCTATGCTATCCCAACCAAAGATAGCAACATAGAAGTACTGCCTAGGAAAGTAGTACAACTTTATTGTGAACAGTTTGTTCTTTATGCCCTTGAACATCCTGAGCTTACCTTTAACATTGTGGATATAGGGTGTGGTCTGGCAGGATTTAGACCTGAGCAGATCGCCCCTTACTTCATGGACGCACCACCTAACTGTAACTTCTTAGGCAAGTTTAAAGAAGTTATCGAGAAACGTAAAGCATTAAAATCAACAGAGGAGTTAAACGACAATGAGTAAGAAGAATCATCCGGCACTGAAGGTACTTAAAGCCGAGCTTAAGAAGGCAGAAGCAGCCGAAGCAAAAGCTATTAAACTTAGGGATAAGCTTGAGGCTGAGAAAGATAAGCTTCAAGAGCGCATAGATGATCTGGACTCTGAATGGTACGACGCAGATAATAAAGTTGACGAACTGAATAATGAAGCAACCGAGATACAGGATAAGATTGATCAAGTTGAGAACTATGATCCTTCTAAAGCTGTACCTGAGAAAGGTGCTTTCACAGCTTATAAGAAAGTCTTTAATAAGACATACGGTCATCAGCTTATCGCTGTACTTGAGATTCCCGCTAAGGCTAAACGCGTAACGCCTCATACCGGTTACAATGATTATAAGAGCCGTGCCTCAGCTGCTAAGGTTGTAGCTTTTGAAATGATGGATGGCAGCCCACTTAAGATTAAAACTGCCCGTGGTATTTACCACAACTCAGACTTTGTCTATAAGCTCGGACAAGTTGCTAAGCCCGAAGCTAAGTTTGATCCATGCATGACTGATGCTTGCCGGTCAGGTATCCACTTCTTCATGGATCGTGACTCTGCTGTAAGGTATTAAGCCATGAATTTGTGCCCAGTCCCACCCCATCACACTGATCCTGAAGTCAAGGCGGCCCCAGGTCAAGTTATCAATGAACTAGCTAACGCCCTTAAAGAGATAGCTACGGCTGATGATAAGATGACTGCTGTTATGATGAGGGCTATAGCTAGGTCAATTCTAAGGAGACATAACAAGTGGTAGTCCAGTATATCGTTACAACATCCCTAAAGATCTTACTAGCCGTGTTAGTGGCTGGTTTAGTTGAGATAGGGTATTGGTCGATTACTATCATGGACTTGGAGGGGGTAAAGAAGTCAATTGAGACTTCAGCCTTAGGTCACTGTACTATTAAAGGAGCTGAAAATGCCTTCGATGTCACTGTTATCGGTGCTACTGATACCCTACACCACCCTAGCCTACGTCATTCACGCAGGAGACATATTACCGGGGACGAATAAACAGCTTAGGCTGGCTCTATGTGCTATACCATTTGGCTTGGCTAGCTACCTAGCGGGGGACATTAGTATTGCGCTAATAGCCTCTGTAATGGCTTATATAGGTACAAATATAGGCCCAGAGAACTTCTGGCTTATGGGCAACGGTACACCAGAGTTTAGGAGTAATATTGTTACAAGAATAGTGGAAGCTTTGAAACTAAAGTTCCCTACCTTACCTTACTGTATAGCTGGTATGGCTATTAAGGGGTTTGTAACTAATCCTCTATTTGGATGGTTCTTATGTCCCTTGGCCTATTATATCAGTTCAAGGGCTCCAAAAGTATCATTTGATCTAGGTTCCTTAATACTGGGTGTATTCTATGGTGTAGCGCTTTATCTAGTAGCGAGGTAGTATCATGCTTAAAGCCATACAGTTCTTTACGATTATTTCGTTTATTGCCTGTATAAGCAGTATTATTACGTTTAAGCTTATGTTGGTGGAATTTAAGACTGACCATGCCGTTGTTATCATACCACATACGGATGGTAATTTTGTACTTCATGACTCTGACTTGGAAAGGGCTAAGCATGATAATGACAAAAGACGGCAAAGGACTATGCTTGGGAAAGCTAACCTTAGAGGGAAAAGCCAAGCTAAGGAAATACAAGGTTAACGATAATATAGTTAACCAAGATAGAGTTGAAGCTTTAAAGATTATCGAATATGTCAAGAAGAAATTCAATAGGGACTTATTGGGGGAGTATGTGGATACTGTATCCAGACATGCTTTTAAAAGAGTTAACCTATGGAATCTATCGCCTAAGCAACTAGCTAACTGGCGATGGTATAGTAAGTTTGAGTTGTCCCTTATTGAGAATATACGTAAGGATAAGCAGCTTGAGGTAAAAAGTAAAATAAAATTAATCAATGGAGGAGATAACTATGCCTAATGCAATGTTCACAACTGACGGAGCTCAACAACGCCAATACAATCACATTAACGGTTCACGCGAACTTAAGGTTGCCTTGACTTCGGGAAACAACCGTGGTAAATACTTTACTTCACACACTCTTCGCGAAACTGTTAATGCTGGTGGTCAAAGCCTGTCTTCCAATTACGTTGCTGCACGCATGGCTAGTTTTTATAAGGATGGGTTAGTTAAACGTAAACTTGTTCGCAGCCCTGTTAATAAAGGTCCTGCCAAGGTTTGGGCATTTGCTTGGAAGAAGAACGCGCCAGTTAGTGTTAAGTCCGCAATCTTCCGTGTCGGTACTAACCCCGCAGCCACATATGTAAGGGACAATAATGTCACTATTACACCTGACGCAACAAATTAAGAAAAGGATAATTAAAATGGTAACACCACAAGAGAATCCTGATCTTACTTATTCTAGAGGCCATGCTCTGAGTACAGGTGAATTTACAACATGGAACCCAGTGCGAAGCCTTCATGCTTTCTCTAAGACAGATTTGGATACTGATCCTATCTTCTTGGGCATGGAGTGGGAAGTGACACATGAAGGTTCTAATTATAGAAATATGATTAAGAAAGCTGCCTCCTTACCAATCTTCGATAAGATTAACTTCGGTAATGGTGGTGCTCCTATCGAGATGCGTACTTGCCCAGGGACTTATCGCTATCTGTCTAAGGTCATTTCTGAAGAGTTCTTTGGTAATAATCTGCAACAGGATATGTATATCACAACTTCAAATGGCATACATGTGCATATTGATAAGAAGACAGGCTTCCCATCTACTACATCCCTTAATAAGTTCTGTGTGTTTATTAATCTTCCTACGCATAAAAGTTTTATTCAGGAGATTAGTGGCAGGGCTATGACTAATTGGTGTGCTCCTAATGTAATGGATGTTAAGTACTTCGTAGACCTGTCTAAGCTGCCTAAGAAAGCAGTAGCCATAGAGTCTCTGAATAGACTTACTCGTATTGTCGGGGGTGTTAATAAGAATGTTGAGGGCTCAGGTAAACACGTAGCCGTTAATATTTCTGGTCATGCTTCGACAGTGGAACTTCGTATCTTTGCTTCACAAGCACAAGAAGCTGCTGTCCTTAAGAACCTTGAGTTTGTAGATGCAGTGATTAGGTTTACCAGAACTCGTATGTATAACAAGTTGACTATTGAGAACTTTGTTAAATATGTTGAAGAACATCAGAATGACTATCCCAATCTCTATGCTCATTCAGCTATCGTTTCACGTATTAAAACACAGAAGATTGCTTAAGGGACTACACCCTTAAGGAAGTAACGTGGGTCGGATCGTCCTTAATCCTATCCGCATATATCAAAACTTTATTTAGCTTATCCAGACTAGCCATCGAGGTGGGTTTGCGACTGCGTCTTCCTCTCTTCGCAAGGAGAGATAGAGCGAAGCTCGTTTACCGGCTTATGACGTGTGCCGTATCTGGTGTAGCGGATAGAGTATTGCTGTAAACTAGACGAATCAGGTTGAAGGCCTACCAACGCGGCCCTGCTAAAGGGTTTCAAGTGTAGGACTATATATCTGTCTATCTAGTCGTAGGCTGGTAATCGCTGATGGTTTTCAACGACCTGACGCAACCCAATCGCCACTAAGGGGTAGACTGAATAGGGGATTCTCTACTTGGTTATGCCTAATATAAAGTGACTAGTAGTTCAGCCTGATGTAAATAGTACCAGTTCCTGGTCTTTGGGTTTAGCGAAAGTCTGCAGATTGCCGTTCTTTACGGAGTGTAACAGTTTGTATAGCTTTATTCGAGATAATCTTAATCAGTCATAATACTTAATAGGCTAAGGAGCTGTGAAGGAGTTAGACTAGTCCGTCGGACACTGACTTTGGACAGGATGTCACTCCCTCTTACGTTACTTCCTTAAGGGTGTAGTAAACGCACATGAAATCAATAAAGAAAGCTGTCGAGATACACTTTAAGAATAATCAGGTTTTTGATATAGATTATAAGCCTGAGGATATAAGACTAGATGTTATAGACTGTATCGAGCTTTATAATGTCCCAATGAACCTATTCTTTTCTCAGTTAGCTGAAGCGATGGTTGCTTTGAAGGCTAAATATGTAGATTCAAGTAATCTGGTGTTTGGGCATTACGGAGAAAGACAGGGACTTGGGACTGAAAACCTATTTGTATTCGCCTACAAACTATACTCTGTAAAGGAAAAAAGGGAGATTGTAATGCTACCTAAGTACATGGCTTCATTGGTCACTGGACCTGCTCCAGATATTAAAGAACGGCAAGAGACTAGTATGCATCTCTTTGTTGATGTTCTTAAAGAAATGGCCAATGATGAGTCTGAGTTGTGCAAGAAGAACAACCGTTCTTGGCTTGCCAAGGATATGTTTGCTTCGCATCCTAAGGTACATAGGGGATACTATCATCATAAGCATGAGGGAGTTCTTTATGTTATTGATGCTGTATCAGGGGATAAGATACGCAAGGATGAGTCTTGCCTGACCACTGAAGGTACGTTTATTCATAAGAGCCGTACCGAGCATTCCAACTTTCAGCAGATGTCACACTCTACCAGAAATAGACTAATAGCAGTAGGACGTGCATCAGTACCTGTTAACGATCCTATACTGAGTAGTCTCTATTTCTATGAACCTGGTTCACATCTATATATCAAATATAAAGCAGAGCAGTGGAAGATTGCCCTTGCTATGCCCAGAGCTTTGAGAAGCATTTGTCAATTGTGGTCAGCCTACTGCGCTTATAGCGGCTCTCAGACCTTGCCTGAATCGGTTGATGATATCGTAGGAGCATGGACTGCTTTCCTTGGCTTTGCTGGCAGGAATAGAACTCAAGAAGAACAGCTTTACGAGTGTCTTCGTCTTACTTTGGAAGCTACTGGCAACAACTTTTATATAGTACCAAAGGATTCCCCTCTATTCCCCGGTATGGTTCTGGAAGATGGTGATCGGCTGGGACAGATGATTGCTCAGAATCCTTATGGCTCACGTAAGCCAGTGATATGTCTTAATCAAGAGATGCGTGTATTCTGGGATGCAGGTAACCTAGGTCCCAATAGGGCTATTGTTCCTGTTAGCTTGGGAACCTTTCCTTTTGACATCTGTGTTAATGTAACTGCTCAGCAAACCATCTCTTCGAGCACTAATCAACAGACCCGTAATAACTATGGAGAACTACTTCAACACTCAGCCCGAGTTAATGAAGTTAAGGTCTGCTTTATGATGACCGATGCAGAGAAGAAAGTCTTTGACTATAAAGAGAACCAGCTTAAGGAGGCTTTGGCTACACATAAGGCTAATCGCACTAAAGCTTTGGCTGAAGGTAAGCCGTTTATCGAGGCAGCTCCCAGACGTGCAACTGAAGATGAGCCTATCTTCCTTGGCATGGAACTTGAAGTGCTACTTAAGTCAGCTTTACAGAACTCTGCCAGCATGAAATCTTTGATTAAGGAGATTGCTGACTCTAAAGTAGGTAATCACGTAATCACTAAAGCAGATGGGTCTATTGGCTCGTATGGTATAGAGATTGTGACTATCCCAGCAACCTTGAAATATCATAAGGATATCCTAGATAAACATTTCTTCTCCCCTCCTAATGAGTTTAACCGTAGGTTGATGGCAGCAGATACATGTGGTATTCACGTCCATATCTCTAAGAAGTCATTGACTACACAGAAGCTTGGGCAGTTGATGGCTTTTATTAACAATAATAAGAACGGTTCATTCATTAATGCTTTGGCTGGTAGAGCCCCTAATAACTATTGTGTACGATCAGCAGTATTGGGCAACAATACCAAGGGTGTTGACGTATCCGCTAAGGTAGTTAAGAAGGCTTGTAAAGACGGGGATATCAAGAAGGGGCTTGCCTTCCGGCGTATTGAAGGGGCATCTCACTATGATGCTGTTAATATCCAGAACGCTAATACCGTAGAAATCCGTATCTTTAAATCTTCTACAGACAAACACCGTATCTTCCGTATACTTGAGTTCTGTGAATCTCTTGTCAAGTTTGTACGTTGTCATGGTATGCAGCAAATGACTGTGTATGACTATGTACAGTTCCTGCTTAGAAAAGAGAACCAAGAAGATTATCACCACATGATACTTTGGCTTGCTTCTAAGAATATGATTGGACACACAACTAAATACGCAAAAGATCCTAAGACGGGAGAGTTGCGTAAGAAGTTGATACACGTATATGGGGAAAACTTGATACCTTTCCCCAGCTCCTTGTTCCATGCTAATAAGGAAAATTACCCTGAGTATTACGCTAAGCTTAATAAGTCAACAACCAAAACCAAGGAAAAGGAAGCATAAGATGTGTGTCATTATTTGTAAACCAGCAGGTAAAGAGTTGGCTGAGACAGATGTAAGGGGAGCACACCGTGCAAATCCTGATGGTTTTGGTCTGATGTATTATGACGAAGAGAAGAAAGACATCTTTGCCCGTAAAGAAGTCTTTAAAGAGCCTGATAAGATTATTAAGGCAGTAAAGGCTTTGAAGGATGTAGACGCTTGCTTCCACTTCCGCATACGTACCCATGGCCCTATTGCCTATCAAACATGCCATCCATTCCGTGTAACTAACAAAGAGAAGCACGGCATGACCATTTATCTTATGCATAATGGTATTATTCATGGTATGAAAGAGAAGCAAGATGAATCGGATACTCAAGCTTTTGTAAACTCATATCTTCATGAGTTGCTTAAGCGTGATCCATCTATGATTGAGTCTGAAGCTTTCCGTGACCTGATTGAGAACAAGATCGGAGCCAATAACAAGCTATGCTTTATGTATGGTGAAGGCAAGATCATCCGCTTTAACGAGCGTTCTTGGATGAAGCATGAAGATATGGATGTATCTAACCGTAACTTTGTTAGTTATGGAGGATATAATAACTACGACTACACTTCTGGACGAAGAAAGAAGTCATGGGAAAAGGATGAAGACAGCACTAAAAGCAGCGCTGGGACCTCCAGCCCCACAGTCATTCCGGTATCGGCCCCCAAGATGGGAGATAAAGGAAAAGTTGCTAGTCTGTGCGGTACTCCTGTCGCTGTGGGGAGTTCTGTCTTTATCACTCATCGGCAAGAGCCTGACTGGTATGCTGAAGGGAAGATTACCGATATCAATAGCTCTTTTAGCGTCGCTGTTACTTTTACTGACAGGTTCAACAAACCAGTTAGCTTCGCTTTTTTCACATCAACCGGAGTATCAACCTACGCCTCAGCAGATGTGGGCTATCAGTGTATACCCATGAACCGCAAGTCGCCAGATATGGATAAGACTATCAGGACATTGACAGCGTCTACCACCGATCCTCTGCCTAAATCAGATGATGTATGTTTGCTTGAAGATAAGAGTGATAAAAAAAAAGAGGAGCAGACTCAGTCCGTGACCAAAGAAGCGCACACTTTGAACGTATCACACGGTACTTTGACTGTGGATGCTAACTCTCGTTGGGGTGGCGAGCTTCTTAATAACGAGAATGGGAAGGTCTATGACATTACCTATGAAACAGGTACTAGCTTCGTAGACATCTTTCTTATGAGCCCTCAAGATCGTTTCAACTTCTATATGAACAACGTTCAAGAGTCCTTTAATATGTGGCAAGACTTGGTCGAGAAAGTGATCTCTGATCAAGTTGACGAGGGTACTCTAGCTTATGAGAATGGTATTCTTATGGAGCTAGTACCGCCTGACACTGAAGATGACGATGAAGAAGAGAGCATGTCTAAAGAAGAGATGGAAGCAATGCATGATGCTCAAGATGTCATGATGATTGCTGCAGGAATGAAAGCTTAGGAGTTATAATACAAATGCATGAATACAAATGGGAAATTATCTATCTTGATAGAGACCCTAGGGAATGTGCGAGACAGCTATGTGATGAGGACCTTAAGAATCAGGTAATGGACTTACCTATAATGATGTCTTATTGTGCCAGATGTTCTGGCAGAAATGAGTCACAGACATACGCTTCTTATAACGTTCCTATCAACAACAGATCTTCGATGTTAGCTGATTGGGCTGTAAATCGAGAAGCTAATTGGAAATATCTTTGGATACATTGGACTGAGTGTTTGAAAGAGCATAAGCACCGTTTTGGTATAGATGCTAAGTCAATAGAGCTAGTAGGGATACTAGAAGCTTACCCAGGCCGCAGACGTTATCGTATGCTTAGTGGGGCTCCAGCTGCAGATAGATTGGTAGCACCACCTTATCTAGGTCCTTCTGAGTTCACTATAGACAATAATATGACCAATGAGCGCAGCACTTCTACACTTAACTCTTATCGTAATATGTATAAGAAACGAGCAGGGATGGAGTTTACTAAGAGGACTGCTCCTCTATGGCTTACTGGACAGCCAGCACCACCTCGTATACGTACGCCTAGAGACGAAGAACGTGTAAGTTCAAGACCGACGCGGGCGACCGCTGCTAGACATAGAAACGCAGCGCGAGAAACCTTAAATGATCTCCTTCGTAGTTATGAAGAGAGAGAAGAAAGGTCAGCCAATGCCTTCAACCCTAGATGAATTACAAGAGTTTAAAGCTGGGACTAAGCTAGTCAGGCAACAAGCTAGGCAATCTGTATCCCTAAACACTTGGTCTCAATATCTTGCCCCTTTGTTTGATGCTTTAGAAATTGAGCTGGAACAGCAGATAGAGAACGTAGCAAATGAAACCGTAGAAGTTGATTACGGTCATGATGAGGAGTTAGAATTTGATGATTCGGAAAAGGAGTAAAGGTCAAATGGAGATCGTAGCAGAAGAGAATTTGAAAGAAGACCCAAGTAAGAAACTATTGTTTACTGTGGGTAACATTAATGGTAACTTTCAACTATTAATTAAAATGATTGAAGAGATTGAGAATTGTGGTATCTTCTGTAAAGGGGATAAGGTTGTATTCCTAGGTAACTTCATCGGGGGTAAGGGTGAAGATCGTGAGATTATTGATACTCTCAGGGACTATGAACTAGCCAGACCTAATCAATGTGTGATTATCCGTGGCGCTAATGAGCAACGTATGCTCACTTCCAAGAAGAACTTCTTTGAATCAGAACTGGGTAAAGGTGTATTGAAATCGTATCGTCAATCTCCTCCTATCTACCAGACTTCTGTTGTTAACGATCTGGATATACAACAGTTTGTAGACGACAGCATCTGGCTTAGTACACTACCTTCTTGGTATAAGTCTAACAAATACTTCTTTGTTCATGCAGGGGTTAATCCTAAGCGCGATCTGGAAGATCAGAATGTTGGCGGCTTTATGTTTATCAATGATGAGTTTTATTCCAGTGGTAAGGTATTCAGCCATCGTATCGTGCATACTCATACTGGTCAGAAGCTGGTCTATGCTAAGAACCGTTTCGGTATTGGCAGGGAAGAAGCAGGAACATTGCGTTGTTTTGTGATGAATGATAAGAAAATTTCAGACACTGAATTCGGTCCTTCAGTTGAAGAGGTTATTCGTGTTAAGGCTTCAGCCTAGACAAATCCTAAACTTTATGGTATAATAATAATGAAGAATCACAAGCTTCCATGTTGGAATGGATGTGGAACTTCCTGTGCATCTATATTCCTTGATCCAGGTGATCCTCATGTATATTGTTTTAAATGCGAGAGACGCTCCCCAACAATGAGCGAAGAGGAAGTACAAGCCTACTATTTGGAGAATAATTATTTGACACAGCCATCAAACGTAACTAAATTACCACCTGTATTCGAGCGTGGTGTTATCACTGCTCTTGAACATAGGGCTATTGGTAAGTCTGCTGCTGAGAAGTATAAGGTAGAGACTCTATTCAATGGTTCTGAGAAGACTGGTGTAGCCTTCAACTATTTCAATAGCGAAGGTATCTATGCCCAGAAGATCAAGCATCTGAATGACAAAGATCATATGACGTGGAATGGTAATCATTCTGCCATAGGGTTGTTTGGACAAGAGCTGTTCCCCGAAGGTGGGAAATACATAACAATTACAGAAGGTGAAGAAGATGCACTTGCAACATACGAGATGCTTAAAGCTTCGAATCCAGCATTTGAACCTGTGGTTGTATCGGTACCAGACGGCGCTGGCTCAGCCGAAAAAGCCTGTAAAAGATCTTGGGAGTTTGTTAACTCATTTGAGAATATCATACTTGCGTTTGATGGTGATGATGTGGGCCGTCGTGCTGCCGAAAGAGTTGTTAAACTGTTTGACTACAAGCCAAAGGTCTTACTCTTTCCTGCCGGAACGGATAAAGAAGGTAAGAGTTATCTTAAGGACGCCAACGACTATAAACGTGCGGGCAGGGATAAGGAATTTGTAAATTTATGGTGGAGAGCTGAGAGACATACACCAGAAGGTGTTCTATCCTTTAAGTCTCTCTGGGATGCTATGACCGCTGATGATAAAGAAGACAGGGTCGATTGGCCTTGGATGGGTCTAAACCACATGACAGGGGGCTGGCACACGGGAGACTTCGTAATCATCAAGGCCAAGCCCAAGATCGGTAAGACGCAGCTTCTTAGGGAATTGGCTTATAACAACTTGGTTAAGAGTAAGTTTAATACGGGTCTGATATTCCTTGAAGACACTAAGAAATCTATTGGCCTAGGCATGTGCTCCCTTCACATGAAGAAACCTATCCAGTTTGGTAATATCCCTTATACTTTAGAAGAGCTGCAGAAGGCTCACGAATTCATGTCTGTTGACGACAGACTGACACTGTTTGATCCAGAAGATGATCGCACATCAGAGAACATCTATAATAAAATCAAGTATTTTGTAAAAGCTCATGATTGTCGCTTCATTATTCTGGATCACCTTTCTATGCTGACTTATCAGTCTGAGGACAATGATGAGCGGCGTTTCCTTGATAAGCTCTGTGCTGATCTTAAGGAGATGACAACTTCTCTTAATATCGGCATAGCTGCTGTTATACACGTTAACGACGATGGAAAGACTAGAGGTTCCCGTGCTCCTGTACAGTTATGCAATATCCTTATCAATCTTGAGCGCGATAAGCTTAATCCTGATAAGACCGTGGCGAACACTACCGAAGTCATCGTTGAAGAGAATCGTCGCACTGGAGATAGTGGTCTTGCTTGTAAGCTATTCTTTAATAGAGAGACTGGTCGTATGGAAGAACTAGACGATCTGAACCTTAATTCTGAACGTGAGGTTAAGTTCGATGAGTGAACATCATTGGAATTATAATGTTTATAATACCACCAAGTGTACGGTATGTGGTCTTAGCAAAAGCTATTATGATTGGCGACAAGAACTAGGACTTATTACAGATTGTTTAGATTTAAGGGAAAGGGAACCAACTATGACAACACCAAACTTTGATATTGCTTTCGATGATGAAGAGGTTCCATTGGTAGGAGGCTTCTTCCCGGTTCGTAGAACTAGGTTGCGTCGAGAACCTAGAGCAGAAATAACTAATCCCCTTAGTAAGGAAGTTGCGGAGACGCTTAAAACAAAGCCAGTAGTAGAGGAAGAGACTATGAAAGAACATAGACGGGAAGAGATCACTAAGCTTAAGAAGCAAGTAATCGCTCAGACTAAGGTCTTGAATGAACTGCTGCCTAACATTCGTCGTATTGATGACATCTTTAAACAAGCCTTGCATGATATGGATCGCAATGGCTTTGACGATGTGTATAGCATTGGTATGATGGCCAAGGAACTTGGTGAGATTAAGAAGTCAGTAGAAAAGAATATTCCTAAGGAAGCTATTGAAATTTGAGAGAGAATGTCTACATAGATATAGAGGCAAACAAACTCGTACATCCTACTAAAATATGGTGTATCGTTTGCACGGATCTTGACACAGGGGAAGAGTTCAAGTTCAGACCCAATTCACCCCTCGCAGGTCATGATGACTTCAAAGACGAGTTTATTGCTTTTGCTAAAACCGTTAAAAGATGGTACGGTCATAACATAATTGGCTATGACATGCCTAATATCAATCGGCTGTTGGGTACAAAGATCACCGTAGACGAGGTAGAAGATACCTTGGTGTTGTCTAGACTGTTTCGACCTGTACCTGCTCAGCATGAGCCTAAGGGCTTCTATAATCGTCAGTGGGGACACTCTTTAGAAGCTTGGGGTAGATACCTGAGATTTCCTAAAGGTGATTGGTCAGACTGGTCTAAGTTCTCTGAGCCTCAGCTAGAGTACTGTGTACAGGACAATAGGCTGGGTGTTAAGATACTTAAAGAGCTTAACAAGGAGCGCGAAGGCTTCTCAGAGCAGTCTATTAGGTTAGAGCATTACGTTGCTTATATGTTATGGCAACAAGTAGAAAATGGTTTTTATTTAGATAAGATTAAAGCTGAACAGCTTAAGGCAGATACAGCTTATCTTCTGGAGGAAATGAATGCGAAGCTCACCCGTCTCTTCCCCCCTCTTCCTAGATTGGTTCGTAACCTGGTTGTTAAGACTAACAAGGATGGTACGGTGGCTAAAGTGCCAGCACGAATCTTGGAAACGTATCAGAGAACTCCAGGCTATTCGGCCATACTTAAGGAAGACGGCTCCTATGATCTTATGGTGGAAGAAACGTTCAACCCTCAGAGTGGTGACCAGATCGCTGAAAGGCTACTGGGTCTTGGATGGACGCCTAGGCATTTTACGGATAAAGGGCGCGTCAAGACCGATAAGACCACGTTATCAGAAGCAATTTACGAGCTACTCACAAAATATCCGGAAAAGACAGAGCTTAGATGCTTAGCAGATTATAGCATCGTAGCCAATAGACACGATAAAGCCAACACATGGTTGAAGTTAAGCCAGTTAGAGGAGTGGTGTTATGATGGCAGAGTTCATGGTCAGATTAACCCTATCGGAGCTGGAACGCATCGCTGTTCTCACTACAACGATAATATGGCTAATATCGCTCGTGTTGTTACGAAGAAAATTAAAAAAGATGGATTGGTACTTTCTGGTCTTAATCGCTTTGACTTGGTGTCTGGGAATGATCTTGTCTATTTAAAAGAGGTATCTGACAATGAAATTGAAGTGGCGGTTCGTGGTATTAGAGGGGCTTATGGATGGGATTCAAGAGATTGCTGGTCGGTTCCTGGCAACCATATTCTGGTTGGAGCTGACGCTGCTGGCATTCAATTGCGGGCCCTTGCTCACTATATGGATGATCAAGAATATATTAAAACACTGATTAGTGGTGACATTCATGAGTTCAATAGAAAGGCTGCTGAGATTGAAACAAGGTCAAAGGCAAAGACTTGGGTCTATTCCCTCATTATGGGGGCAGGTGACGAGAAGCTGGGAACGGTTCTTATTACGAAGCCATCCGAGTTTGATAGCCTATTCGCTTGGGCTAAAGATCAGGAGCTTCCATATAAGTTTAAGAAAAGATTTGAAAAAGCTAAGAACTATGTTGAGTACCTTATCCTGAAGCTGCAAGCTGAGAAGCGTAAAGCTAGGCCCGAGACGGTAGCTACTATCATCAAGGGCATGAAATCTAGGGCGTTGTTTATGAAGAACGTTCCTTCATTCGCTAACTTTAAGAATAAGATTATCCCTGCCGCAGCCGAAGAAGGCTTTATGATTGGACTTGATGGTCGTAAAGTCTGGTTACCAAATGCTCACTTAGCTATGTCTATATACTTACAGAACTTTGAAGCAGTTATTATGAAACAAGCTATGAAGTTTTATCATGATGACTTAAAGAAGCAAAGAGTATTCTTTAAGCAATGTTCTTATACACACGACGAATACCAAACGGAGACTTATAATGAGTATGGAGATGTGGTCGGTCAGAGCATGGTCAAAGGTATTGTAGACGCAGGCTTATTGTTTAACACTTCATGTCCCCTTGACGGGGAGTATAGGATAGGACACTCATGGGCTCAGACACATTGAAGGTTAATGGCCCTTGCCCACATTGTAAATATGGCATTCTTATGTATATACCTGCGAACTTTCCTTACCATTTAGAGCATCTGCAATGTGAAAGATGCAATTCAACCTATAACATGGATAATCCAATATATGAGAAGACAAGATGAAGACGATAGGGAATATGAAAATAGTTCTTGTGGACCGGTTACAAATACCCACACTATAGAAATAGTCTTAGTTAATAAAGCTAAATGCCTAGCTTGTGGAGTAACCTTAGAGTCTAAGTCACGTCATGACTTCAGGTCTTGTGGTTGTTCTAATGAGATGTTTGTGGATGGCGGTAAGGATTATGTTAGACGAGGGGCCATGGACTTCACTAAGGTAGAAGAACTGTCCGAGTACGGTACTAAAGAAGTACCTTGTAAGAAGCCTGAGAGATGTTATTTGTGTAAGGATTAAGTTATGCTATTCAAACTAGAAAAGTTAAGCCTTGATGAAGATAAAGACTCTATGGTTCCATCTGGTTATAGTGTTACAGGTAACATACTTTATCTTTATGACTATAAAACGGACGAGAAGGAAGTTATAAGAGGTATAGAAGGTGTCAAGACTGGTTGGCAGGTAGTCCTGGCAGGTCTTAGAGATCACATTAGAACCTCTCCTATTAAAGAGATTATCTATAGAACACCCACATGGGTAAAGTTTAGAACACAGACTTCAGTATATTTATTAACAAAGGTAGAATAATTTGTCCCGCACATGGTTTTGGGGTGACTTGCATATGGGTCATGCAGGTATCATCAAGTTTAAAGATAAGCATGGTCAGAGAATACGCCCTTTCGAATCTATCGAGGAACATGACCAAACCATCATAGATAACCATAACAAGGTTGTCAAGCCTGAGGATAGAGTATATTTCTTAGGAGATATAGCTATTAATCGTAAGGCTATACCATTAATTAGTAAGTTCAATGGACGTAAGAAACTTATAAAGGGCAATCATGATATATTTAAATTACCTGATTACACGGAGATTTTTGAGGACATACTCGCCTACCGTATTTATCCTAAACATGGTTTGGTTGTTTCTCATATCCCTATACATCCTTCACAACTTGAGTTCAGGTTTAAATATAACATGCATGGTCACAGCCACAGCAATCATGTCTGTCGTCGCAACCTATTTTATAGAATGGTGCCGGACCGTAGATTTATAAACATATGTCCTGAGATCGTAGGCTTTAGGCCTATTGAGTTTGAGGAAATACAGGAGTGGATGAAAAATGGAACAGCCCCTATACGAGTGTAAACGTTGTGAATATGAGTTTACCTTACCTAAGCCACAAGCTACTAGCTGTCCAGTCTGTCTGTGTCAGACAGTTATATGGAAGAATTTTAAAAGTATGTTCTTAAAAGATGTAGTTATTACAGCTACTAAGGAGTAATTCGAGTTACGCAGTAACGAGAGCGTACCGCAACGAAGTGAGGAACAAGATGGATAAAGCACATAAGGCTAAGATTAAAGCAGCCCTTGAGCTATGTGAAGAACGATTCGATGACTATATCAAGTATGTTAATGATCATTGTGAAACGGCAGACGTAAAGCATCTTAAGAACTTCTTATTGGACAATACGGTATTTGCAGGTGGGGTATTCAGATCTATATTTACGGATATGCCAGTTAACGATGTAGATATGTTCTTTACCTCGCACGATGCAGCTAATGAGTTTAAGCATATGATGCTGATGAATCCATACTCGCATCTACACGCTTCTGAGAATTCGATAACAGAATTCCTAACATTCATTCACCGTTCTAAGCATAAGAGATTTCCTCATCTTTCTATTATTACTCGTTGGGCAGACGCTCCAGATAAGCTAATTGAATCCTTCGACTTTAGTTTTAACCAACACTACTTTAAGCTATCTGACTTTAGCATGAAGTTTGATGTCGATACATTTAAGAAGGTTGGATACTTTAACGTATCGTGTAGATTCCATCATCACACCCCAATGCATGTACACAGCCGAGCTATGAGGTTTATGAACTCTGGCTTTAGAATTACATCAGATTCTATGTCACATCTTGCTAGTCGTTTGGCTAAGAGGGCTATCTTAACAGGTGTATCAGACGAGCCCAGTATTTCAGGAGGTTCAGTCAGAAGCCAAGAACCAGCTCTGAATCTATCTCTGGATAGCTATACACATAAGGATTATTTTGGTTCTGAATTCTCTAGACTGCAAGATGAGCATATGGCTACGCAAGCAGTTCCTACTAGGTTAAGTAATGCGACTACTTTGTCCGCGATTGATCCTGCTACTGCTGATGGCTCAGTTCAAATTAGGCACAATCCATCTTCTGGTCAATGGGAAGTTTATAATAGGTATGGTAGGAATATATCAGCTGAGCACCTTGAAGGCGCAGCCCAGCAATTACAAGGTGTTACTTTAAACTCTAGATCCCATCCTACTAGAGAACAGCAAGCAGCTCGTCTATTTGCTGGCGATTCTAGCCATTACGTGCATGAATCGATAGCTGTGGGGTATGGTATTTCTAGACAGGCAGTAGAGGACAATCTATATCCTAGACCCCGAGGTGATGAGGTCTCTGCTGATTTGAGCGAAGAAGCCTTAGAAACCACTATTAGGACGGTACTTGACGACAACTTCTAACTATGCTATACTTATGGTATAGAAACTGAGAATAATATCTCAAAACACAAACGTGCGAAGGAGCACAATATAATACATGTCTTTTACTGAAAAAGAATTTAATAAGTTTACTGAAGATGAACGTATGAACCGCGTACTTAGGGGTATTGCTTATTTCCCGTTTATTCAACGTCATAAGCACTCTGACAAGTACGGTACCGATGAGTACAGCGTTAACTTGGTAGTTACTGGTGAAGAGCTTAAGAAAGCTAAGTCTTGGGGTTTGGAGATTATGCCAGCCACAGACAAGATCCCTGGTGAACACGTAGTTATTAAGCGTGCTGTACGTTATAATAAAGATCAAACACCTGAGAGCGTGAAGCCGCTTCTGGTAGATGACTCTAACCAAGAGATTACTACAGACCAACATATTGGTAATGGCTCTGAGCTTATTATCAAGTTCGGTACCTATTTCTTCAATAAGGTCAGAACTACTATGTTTAAGGTTAAGCTGGTTAAGCTTGTTCCTTATGCCCGCAAGGACGACATGCCTACTGATGGCACTGGGTATAAGGTAGCTGTAGGCGACAACGTAGCCTTCGATAACTAAATAATCCCCCGCAGATATGATCCTCCGTTGGTTTAGTGTGCACCAATTCTGCAAAAGCACACTCCTCCTTGGGAGTCCTAGACTATTAAAGAATTAAAGTCCCTGCCTGAGGATATTGACAGGCTCTTCTTTGAAGGCAAGGTTCCTTCTGAAGATAATCTAAATTTGTTTCTACAGAACATTGGATCCTTGCTGAAGGAGCGCCTAACTCCTCGTAAGGATGGTGGCCCTACCATACGCATGTCTAAGCTGGGAACCCCAGATAGGAAGCTGTGGTATGAGCATCATTCTACGCAGAAAGAGAATACACAAGCTAAGAATGCTTTAAAGTTTGTCTATGGGGATATCATTGAACAGCTGATCATCTTCCTTGCTAAGGAATGTGGTCATACAGTTGAAGATGAACAGAAAGAATGGGATATAGATGGTATCATCGGACACCAAGATGCAAAAATTGATGGAATTGTGGTGGACGTCAAATCTGCTTCTTCCTATGCCTTTAGGAAATTCTCTGAGCGATCTCTATTTAAAGATGATCCTTTCGGATACATTGCTCAACTCTCTGCCTACGCCCATGCTAATGGGGCTGATACAGCGAGCTTCATTGGAGTTAACAAAGAGACTGGAGAACTGTGTCTCCTCCCCTTATCTGAAGTAGATACGATAAACCCTATAAAACGAATTGAACAGGTTAAGAAACTGGCTGCGCCTGATGCGCCTAAACCTGAAAAGAAATGCTACGAGCCTATTCCCCATAATAAGTCGGGGAATATGCAACTGCATAAGAATTGTACTTATTGCCCCTTTGCTAAAGATTGCTGGAAAGATGCAAACAATGGAAAGGGCATTAGGTACTTTAACTATTCTAATGGCCTTGTCCCGTTGGTCAAGGTGTTAGAAGAGCCGAAAGTGGAAGAGGTTATTAAACAAGCCGACAGTATGAAGAATACTTCGGATAATTGTTGAGACTTTGGCTGGAGGCGATCAATAGCGGGTCGGTATGGTACTGTCCCGTGTCTATCATTATAGGAGAACTAAAAATGGCTAACTTTATCACACTTACCCGCGTCTTTAAAAACAAGGGTAAAAACGGTCTCGTAGAACAGACGGTTTCCATCCGCGCAGATGCTATCGACATGGTTCGTGCATCTAACCGTCTTGGCTACCCCGCCCACCGTTCCACGATCACCCTGCGCAGCGGTGCTACCGTTGAGCTGGCAGACAAGGCTTCGGCAGTAAACGCAGCACTGGCTCGCCTTCGCTAAAAACTTGTTTCACCTTATAGTACTCATAAGATAAGGTGATCTTGTAAATCTGTATCCATCTTCGATACCTCACCAGAGGACTGTAGAAGAGTACCGATAAAGTGCTACTCAGACGTCATGTCCATGTTGGCTACTCGTACAGATACAGATGATGCGTAAAAATACGTTAGGAACTTGTTGGTGAAGAAGAGAGTATTAACAGATTGGATAGGGGTTCCGAAAGACTTCATCCCCGTGGGATCAAGTAGGAGTTCGTTTATTCAGTTGTTAATACTCGATTCTATTCAATTATGAAATCAGGTTTATATTCTATAACCAATACCATTACGCGATGTGTCTACATCGGTAGTTCAGTTAATGTGCCTAAACGATTAACTCGTCATAGGTGGGAACTAAATAATAAAAGACATAAGAATCAAAAGCTACAAAGGGCTTGGGATAAGCACGGGGAAGCAGTTTTCGTTTTTGAAAAAATTCTGACCTGCCCAGTAGAACTGATCAGATGTTTTGAACAACTGTTTGTAAATGCGTATGATTCTGTAGCAACTGGCTACAACATTCTTCCTGATGTAAATTGTTCTAAAGGTTATAAATTAAGTCAGGAAGCAAAAGATAAGATCTCCCAGCTGCATAAAGGGCGAGTGCTTAGTGAAGAGCATCGTGCTAAGTTAAGGGCTGCTAAGATTGGTACAAAATTTTCGGATACTCATAGACAGAATATGTCTAAAGCTAGGAAAAGGTATTGTCAAGCAAGAAAAGCATAACACCTTGGCAAGGCATTCCTAAAGATTTTAGTCCAGAAGGACTAGAGGGTTTCGTGTATCTAATTGTTAATACTCTTTCTCTTAAGAAGTATATAGGAAAGAAGTTCTTTTGGTCTAAACGCCGTAAGAAGGTTAAGGGGAAGAAACGACGCAAGCTGGAGGTAACTGAAAGTGACTGGAGATATTACGAAAGCTCTTCCGAAGCGCTTAAAGCAGACATCCGAAAGTTTGGCAAAGATAAGTTTACATTTGAGATTCTATCAAAACATACTACGCGAGGGAAGACTAATTACGCTGAAACTAGAGAATTATTCAGAAGAGATGTTTTGGTTTCCGAAGACTACTACAACGACTGCATAATTAATAGGTATTATAGGGGGAGGATATGAGAACGTTTACAGTATTCAGGCCTTCTATACCTGAAGGTACTCATGATGTCAATCAAGCTAATCCACCTGATAAACCACAATTTGAAGGTGTTATATTTACAGATGGTACTTGCGCTATCCGATGGCTTACGGCCAAGGGCTCGACCTCTGTCTGGAGTTGCCTAGAAGATTTAATGGCAATTCATGGGCACCCTGAGTACGGAACGTATTTTGTATGGGGAGATGAATAATGCAAGTAACAATGCCACAGAGACGTCATAAATTCTACCACGTCAATGGCACTCTGATTTATAGACGTTTAAAGATCGAGTTTCCTAACATTCCTATATTGAAGTATCTATTTCAAGTATTAGCTATACGCCATACAAACAGCAGATACATCTATACGACTACAAGTGATTTAATACAAGATACAGGTTACACTGGCTGTATAAAAGAGTGGTACAGGTCCCGTTGACACAATCCTTCGACTGTAGTATAATTAGCAATGAGACCTCGCTTCCTCACATATTAAACGAGGCGAATAGAAGAGCGAAGCTCGCATGCAAATAATGGTTGACATAGAGCTATCCCTAACCAAAGAAGAGTTAGCAGATTTAAAACAAGCTGCTGAGTATCTAGAGATGTCGATAGGTGAAGCTGCACGTTATTTTATTGCTAAAGAAACTAAGAATGTTATACGATGCTACAGCCTGAGCTCTTAGAAGAATTGAAAGGGAAGATGTCTCTTACTAGACTGGCTAAAACTGGTCTATTCCAAAAGCTCGACCCTAATACTAACGACGACGAACTAAGAAAAGAACTTAAACTACACAGAACAGTTTTAGATAAAGCCTTGATTGATTCGTTCTCTATCAACGATAGAATACGCATACCAGTTGAGCAATGGTTAAAGATAGATAATGAAGAATTCATAGATGCATGTGACAGGGCTGCTTTAAATCCAGGCCAGGTCTATCAAGTTTTTATGGCAGTTAAAGCAATATTAAAAGGACATAAAGCCAGATTTAGAAAGTTTGGCGCAAGTAAAGAATGGGAAATGTAATAATGCTCAGAGCCTCTAGCGCAGATTATACTGCTAATAGAGATGATGCCCAAGCAATGGCCAACCAGATTATGAAGAAGTATCATAAGGATGGTCACACTTGGGTTAGGGTTTGGCTAGAGCCAATGCAATTGGAATCTGGTCGTAAGTTTTATGCTATACGTAGCAACATAGTTTTCAAGGTACCTCAATACATATGAAGATAGGACTAATAGGAGCCCCTCAGTCTGGTAAGACTACGTTGGGTGCAATGCTCTATGCAGAGTTTTTAAGAGAAGGTTTTGAAGGTGCATACCTCATACCAGAATACGCTAAGTACTGGATTGCCTCAGGCCATACCATAAGAGATTGTGGTGAGCAAGAACATGTCGGACATAGTCAGATGTGTCAAGAGACTGCGATTATGCAGACCACATTTAGCCCAATCATCTGTGATTCAGTATTGTTCTTGGGTAAGATCTACGCTAAGCACGCTGGATACTGTACTAATGCAGAGTTCTCCTCCTATATCAAGGAAGTAGAGAAGTTCAAGTATGATGTGATTATTCACACCCCCTTAGTCTTTGCGTCTAATGAGAAGTGTGAATTCAGAATTCATGATGCTAGGGAGTCCTTGCATATAGCTTCTCTTATAGAAGAAGAACTTAAACAACATAAGAATGTCATACGTGCCCCTAACGTATTCGAAGATAGGGATAACTTTGTTAAGAAGTTTGTAAAAGATTATAGGAAGGATTATTTAAATGGCAGCGCCAATCAATCTAAGATCGGTTAAGGCGATAAAGGAATTTATGGAAACAGCTAATGAACAGATACTATCATTGGAAGATGCTTGCTATCGTATTATGGTAGCTAAAGACCTTCGTGAAGCTAAGCTTATTGCTGCTGAGGCAGTACATGAAGACTTGGATATTTATCTTGAAGAAGATACAATGGCTGAAGAGCTTGACTTTGATAATGATGATAATCTTCCTTGGGATGATATTGATGTCAGCCACCAAGATTAAGTCTACCCTAGGCCAGATGAAGAACCAAGGGTTTGATGATTTCCAGACCCCTAGGTGGCCTGTAGCCACTCTTATGAATATCCTAGAGAGTAATAAACACTCTAGAGATCTATTTACAGATGAGACTAATATCTGGGAGTGTGCTTGTGGTAAAGGCCGCATAGTAGATAGTCTTACGGCCATGAATTATAATGTAGTTTCTAGTGATATAAAGTATGGTGTTGATTTCTTAACCACCGATAAAGTACAAGGTGAGGTTATTATCACTAATCCACCATTCTCGAAGAAGACAGATTTTCTAAAACGCTGCTATGATCTAGGCAGACCATTTGCATTACTCTTACCGTTAACAGCAATGGCTGGTAAGAAGCGGATTAAAATGTATCAAGAACATGGGGCGCAATTCATAATTATGAAAGAACGGATTGACTTTGAGTATCCGGATGGAACCTTTAAAGGAAAGCCTTGGTTCAATGGTATGTGGGTCACACATGGTTTTAGCTTACCTAAGGATATACAATGGATTTAATTCATGAATACCTCGTACACAGCTATCTATACTACTGCTTGGCAGATACGCTTATCTCTGACTATGAGTTTGATGACCTATGCAAGACTATCAACAAGAACTGGGAAACGCTCGATAGCGAATACAAGCAATTTCTATTAGATAATAATGAAACTCCTGGACTGATTAAGGGGCTTGAATTGTTCCAATCAGACTATCCAGTTGATGTTCTAGAAGACGCACAATTAAGACTAGCTAAAAGAGACTGTAATGGATAAGAACTATACCAACATGCCTTCAGATGAATGGGCTAAATGGTTTAAACAATTTGAACGCACGTCCTTTGAAGAGGATGGTAAAGTGCATATATACGCCAATCAAATGGAAGAGATCTTCCAGATGTTTAAGGCCCGAATGAAATGGGAAGAGGAGAATAATAGTGCCGATGAACCAGCTATCGTCCACAAACTTGTCACCAAGTTCTAAAGAAATAGAAGCAGAGGGGAAGAAGTTTGATGAAAATAAAACACGTCTTGACCTTATTCCGCCAGAAGCTATTTGGGCCCTCGGCTCAGCCCTTAGTTATGGAGCCAATAAGTACGGTGAATACAACTGGGCTAAAGGAATGCAGTGGTCAAGAATCTTTGCCGCCACCCTCCGACACCTCTATAAATGGTGGGCAGGAGAAGAGTGTGACGCCGAATCAGGGATACCCCATCTTCACCATGCACTCACCAATATTGCCTTCGCATGTGCGTACTCTCAACGAGGAATTGGGAAAGACGATAGGCCCAAGAAGACCGGCCCTACCAGATAACTGGGAAATAGGCGATACTGTGTTCACAGTGGCTGTTAGAGATCCTCTAGGTACTATATGCAATGACTTTGCTGAGGTATTGGATAAACATGAGGATAGATGCTTGATACAATTCCTACAATCTAAAACATACTTAGTCGTAATAGCGAATCAGTTATGGAAGGCAGGTAAGGCGTGAAGAATAAGGAAAAACAAGTAGTTAATCCCGATAGAGAGAATCTAGAGTACTTCTTATCAAAGTCTAAACACAGTATGGAGAAGATGCGAATCACTTCATCAATCATTAAAACTTTAAAATATACAAAGAAAAGGGTCAAAGGCCATTGCTAAGTCACCTCAAATTAGTGTATAATAGTACCTATGGCTCCTAAGAAGACGCACGTTACTGCCCCAAAGCCTTTGACCGCTAAGCAAGCTCAATTGGCTAGATCCATAAGTGAAAAGGAAATGACCATTGTCACAGGACCGGCAGGTACGGGTAAAACATTCATGCCAGCTGCATTGGCGGCATACTATTATTCTAAAGGTCTGGTTGAGACGATCATCATTACGCGTCCGACGGTTCCTTGCGGTAAAGGCCTAGGCTTCTTGCCAGGGACTATAGATGAGAAGATAGAGCCTTGGGTAGCGCCTATAATTCAGGTCTTAATAGACTTCTTATCCAAGGGTGAAGTAGAATGTATGGTAAAGAATGGCAAACTTAAGATCATTCCATTCGACACAATTAGAGGTCATACGTTTAACAGTGCTTTTGTTATCCTGGATGAAGCGCAGAACACAACGATCCCTGAGATCAAAGCGTTTGTTACAAGGACCGGTAAGGATAGCAGGACCGTTATTAACGGTGATATCTCGCAATCGGATTTAAAGAACAACGAGAAATCTGGTTTAGCTTATCTAACTTATCTATTAGAAGATGTTAATAACGAAAACTTATCGAATAAGGTTGGGCAAGTACATTTTGAGATTGAAGATTGTGTACGTTCGGCTATATGTAAAGCGTGGATAAAGGCATTCGATGACGACAATAGCGTATAAAGGCGGAGTTATCGCTATGGATAGCATGGTTACCTCTGACGATGGTCGGTATGGTCGTGTATCCAAAGGCAAGATAACTAAAGAATACTTAATAGCTGCTGCTGGTTCTGCACAGGATGTTATGGCTTTTATAGATTGGGCAGAAGATGGCTATAAGCTAACAGAAGCTAATCTTAAGAAGTACGGCTTATATGACAGAGATGTCGAGGTAGAAGGTATTATCGTAGATAGGAAACACAGAGTGCTAGTCTTTGAAAGTAGACTATACCCAATGCCTATCGAGAGCCCCTTCCATGCCCTAGGCTCTGGTTGGAAGTTTGCTTTTGGTGCTATGGCGTTAGGAGCATCGCCGTACACGGCTGTAAAGATTGCTTCGGAATATGATGTCAACACAGGAGGCAATATTAAGCTATTAGCCTTCAGAAAACAGAAGGTTAAGAGAGTTGCCAAAACAGATACATAGTTCGGTACTTCCAGCAGATCATTTAATTATACCTGACCAACACACGTCCAAAGGCGACAATCTTAGGCGTTTTGAGGCTTTGGGTAATTATATCGTAACACACAAACCACAAGTAATAGTGAACCTAGGGGACATGGTAGACATGGCTTCCCTTTCATCTTATGATGTGGGTAAAAAGGAGTTTGTATTTCAGAATGTACAAGAAGATATTGAATCCCTCCATGCGGCAGAAGAAGTCCTCTATGCTCCCTTACACGCTTACAACAAGCGACAAGTCAGTCTCAAGAAAGCCAGATATGAGCCAATCATTGTTAAGCTCATCGGCAATCACGAGTATCGGCTCAAAAAACTGCTTGAGTACGAACCTCGCTGGGCGTCCAACACCATTAATATGCAGGCCTTCAATACGCGCCAGCCGATCAATGAAACCGTTATACCATTTATGGATTGGGCAGAAGTAGATGGGATTAACTATTCTCACTATTGGGCTTCCGGAGTTCTAGGTCGGCCCGTGCCGAATGCAAAGGCTATCCTCGCTAAGAAGGGGGTCTCGGCCACACAGGGCCATGCTCATACCCTGGACGTTGCTACTCTTACTAAGCCTAATGGTACTCGTATTCGTGGTCTTATTGCTGGATGCTTCCTTGATCCCGAGTACCAGTCATTTGCTGGGCCTCAAGTAGATCAACTGTACTGGTCTGGTATCCTGCATAAGAGAAATGTTAAGGATGGTGATTATGATCTAGAAGAGATTAGTATAGAGAGATTACTCAAAGAGTACACTTGACAAGATCAATCTATAGGAGTATAATAATACAATGACAGACACAATTAAACGCTTTCACTCAGAACGTTACAACGGCAGTAGTTATGTTTACGCCTCGCATGAAACAGTAGAAAAAGCTAAATCAGTTATTGGTAACTGTGAAGCATGGCGTATTAGAGATGACGACAAAACAATCCTTGAAGAGCACAATGGCGAAGTGCTGGAAGCATTTGATAAGAGAATGCGGGAAGTAGCTGAATGGCGAGCAAAAGATACCGCTAAAAAACAACAACATGAAACCGAATTGAAAGCAGTACAATGACAAAAGAAACACTCAACGACCAAATCGACCAGAAAAACGTAGACCCTCATGCTACACCTACGCTTAAGTCAGCTAAGAACATGGCTGGTTATGCAGAAGATAAACAGATTGACCCTAAGCTTCTTAAGGTAGGCGAACTGGTACGTGAAGCTCAAGAAGAAGATGCTGAACCCGATTATTGCTGCACTGATGATGAACTCATGGAGTGTCAGGATAAGAAGAAAGAAGCGCTTGAAGCTCAGCGTATGACAACCCCAGGTTCTAATAAGTAAGGTTTAAACTTGCCTAGTCTTTACTATACCCCTTCTGAACGAACTATAAGAGCCTGTACCTATTGCGGAGCTGAGTTTATAGGTTATAAAAAGAATCAAACGAAATGCAGTAAACGATGCATGGATCGTGATTATTGGCATAGACGTGGAAGTTCCCTAAGAACTCTTGAAAGAGTCTACGAAAGAAACAGTGGTAAGTTCGACATCTACTTTAATGAATTGAGACAACGACCAAATAGAAAACATTTAACAGTTGAGGATCTATTTGAAATATATAATAGGCAGAATGGAAAATGTGCTTTAACAGGTGTCAAATTAACTTGCCATCGATCAGTAGAGTATCACAATCCTACAAATGCTTCTTTAGATAGAATTAAAGCCGGTGGAGAATATAGTAAAGATAATTTACAATTAGTTTGTTCTGCGGTCAATAAGTTTAGACACAATCTAACAATTAAAGAATTTATAGAATGGTGTAGAAAAGTAGTAGAGTACAATGACAAAAAAACGTAACTATCAAAAAGAGTATAAAAATTATCAAGGCAAGCCAGAACAGATTGCTAATCGCTCGAAGCGCAATGCTGCCAGGGCTAAACTTGAGAAAGAAGGCCGTGTCCGTAAGGGAGATGGTAAAGATGTAGACCACAAACGTGGTGTAGGTGGTGGTAACGGGGATGGTAATCTTCGTGTACAATCGAAACATAAGAACCGCTCTTACCCACGTGATAAGAATGCCCACAAGAAGTAGGGGCGAGGACTATACTAGTGTTGCGGAGGTGCTATTAGAAATGGCAAAAGCTCCTGACACTATTAGAGATCTAGAAGAAATTATCATAGTAGATAAAGATCTTAAAACAATCGGCGTCTGTAGAATAGAGTATTCTAGTGCCTTCGACCCAAGTCAATATAATTTTACTAAGGAATACTAAATGTCTCGCGGAGAACAAAAGAAAGAATCCAAAGGCAAGAAGCCTAAAGATAAACAAGAACAACAACCAATGAAGAAAGTATCACACTAATAATGTCGAACACTAATCGTAACTGGGCACTAAAGAACAAGACAACTGGTCAACTTCACTCTAGAATGACTTTCCCTACACGTGAAGCAGCTCGTAAGGTCGCTCAAAGTCGTCCCTACAATGGTAACTACATGGTAGTCCGTTTGGGAGATGGCAGTATTCCCTCCAAGCATCAGCCTAAGTACCCTAAGCCCACTAAGCCTAAGAAGGCAGAAACCAAGGAAGCAGTGACAAGCGCAGCTATGCCCACATGTACTAAAACAAAGACTACGCAGTCGAATGGTCGTCCCCTTAATAAGGCACCCCAACTGCGCCCTTCTACTCATACTGGCATTGGCTTTGCAGTAAGTAAACGGTTCCTGTAATCCTATGCCTATCCGTAAAGTAAAAGGCGGGTATAAATGGGGTGGTCACGGTCACGTTTATCCAACCAGAGAAGGTGCGGAGAAACAGGCTGCTGCTGCCCATGCAAATGGTTTTACTGGTAAACGAAAAGGAGGTAAAGTCGATGAAAAAGAAAAGTCGAAAAAGAAGCCTCCGTCACGCACTAAGAAATAGTATTGCTAAGGACCTTCGTACTCCTAAATACCGGCTACGAGTGAAGCCCAATAAAAGAAAGAAACAAATACTAAATGACTATCAAAACACAAGAGGAAGGATCACAGAAGACTGATAATGTCTCTGCCTTCGTACCCAAGAAAGGGACTAAAGGCGTGAAAGAACCTACCTCGGAAGAACTAAAACAGAAAGGTCTTGAGACATTCCTTGAGATCGTAAACAATAAATCTGTAGGCTTCTTTGCCATCGTATTTGATGAGAACAATGACCCTAAGATTATCTGGGCAGGAGATATTGAATTGATCAATGCTCTTGGTTCTCTGGAAATGGCTAAGAACGAACTCTATTCGAATGTCTTTTTAGGAGACATCATCTAATGACCGATGCTTGTACTATTGACTGGGATTTCATACAGTCTTTAGAAGGCTTTAGGATTGAAGGCTATGTCCCTTCAGATACTAGTGGTGTTACCATTGGTACTGGATTTGATATAGGCCAGCACTCTAAAGCTGCATTACAAGCATTTGGATTTACTGAGAGTACTCTGACTAAGCTACTTCCCTTTTCCGGCTTAGTCGGTGATGACGCTAGGGGGGCTCTTAACCGGGCTCCTCTAGTTCTAAATACCCAAGAAGCTCAAGAGCTTGATGCATGTGTTCATAAGAGCTATGTATCTCAGATCGAATCAGAGTATAATCAAAACTCTGACTTTGTATTTAGCTTCTTAGACTCGGCTAAACAGACAGTGATTATGTCGGTAGGGTTCCAATACGGTTCTCTTAAGACACGCTGCCCTAACTTCTTCAGTGCTATCACACAGGGATTGTGGCAGAAGGCAGTGGATGAACTTAGTAACTTTGGCGATGCATATCCCACACGCCGCAAGAAAGAAGCTGTTCTATTAGCTTCATCATTACAATAAGGAATAATAAATGCTTCATCTATTAAAAATCCATGCTAAACAGATTGTCAAAGCCATTGCACAGATTACTAACGTTGTTGCTGTGGCTGTTGGTGGTCTGCAAGCTTCAGGTGTACTGACTTTGCTTGATGCTAAACTGAACGTAGAGATTACGCTTGGTATCATCTTGCTTAACATGCTGGCCCACTACCTGAAGCCTTACGAAGAGCCCACTACAGCGCTCCCTACTGCTGCGGTCTCTACTGCCCCTCCTGTAGTCGCCGCCCCAGCAAATGCGAACTCATCCGCAACCCCTTCAGCCTAACATGAATTGGATCAGTCTCATAACTGGTCCTCTTCTACCGCTAATCAAAAGCCTAGGAAGTTTTGTGTCAACACAGCTTCTTAGGCTTTCTGCTATTAGGCAAGGTAAAGAGGACCAGCGTTTAACAGATCTCAACAACGAGGAACACAGTGAAGAAGAAGCTGCTCAAATTAATGCGCGTGTTAACGGCTTGTCTAATGACGAGCTGGCTAGTCTCTTGCGCGGGGGATTACCAGAAGGCGTCCATCCCAGTAACAAAAAGCCAAGGGATTGATCTCTGTCATGCAGGTATTATGCCCTTTAGTCTAGAACCAGATGAGCATGTGGATAGAGACAACCTTAAGAAGATGGTTGCTATTAATATGCTACTGGCGGAGAGATGTGGTATTAAGTAATGAAAGTCACACAGAAGATATGTGATTACTGGAGATATAAAGAAGGATGGCTTTTAAAGCCTTCAGATAAAGTCAGCTACTATAGGCTATTTGGGTATAATATAACTGTAACCAGAATATCAAATCGTAAATTTGAATTCTCTAAATCCTGGCTTACTACCTACTGCCATAAAACCCATAATTGCTATCCATGGTATGTATTGAGATTTCTAGGGTATTACTTACAGATATCTAAATCTTATACCTGCTTACAGCTATTACTAGAGAGATACTCTAATCCCGCTTAGCAGGGACAGGTCTATACTCTTTGCAAATGCCATCAAGACAATAGCCATTAGCCCGAATACCTTCTCTAATCTCTTTGGTATGCTTCTTTATCTCTTGACCTAATCTCTGTAGCTCTTTAGGAGCTGCTAGAATTTCTTTAATCATCTTACTCTCCCCTGTGATTGATACGCTCATTTAAGAGACGTACAGTTACTTCTAAGTCCTTTAGTACTTCTTGAAAGTTAAATATGCCTTTAAGAAGATACCATATTAAGGCAGCTTCAAAGAAAGCCATCACTGACAATGCTGCTATAGCAATATTATTATTGTTAATCAGGTTGTAGATGCCTGACGATGCTGAGTTAATAGGGTCCATGCTATCTACCTTGTTCCTGATTGTATTGTTGCCAGAATTGGTTAACTCCAAACGTACCCCTGTATAGCCCCTGTTTACCACCTAGATTAGCTCTGGTTGGTGCCAGGGGTTCTTCGCGTTGTACCATCTGTTGTCTTAATTCATTCATCTTAGAAGCCATATCCAAAGGCAGGTGATTGTCTTGACAGAACTTGGCATATTCCATAGCAGCCTGTTTCAGATCTTCTTGTGCAGCTTGTACACCTTGGCTATCGCCATTCTTAGCGGCATCCATAGCAGTCATCTGTGCATAGGCCATACGTTGCTGGAACCTTGCATCAGCAGTCTGGGTTTCTTTAGATTGCATCTTAGTCTCATGGATTTGCTCATTCGCAGAAGCTATCTGGTCTGAAGTAAGGCCTAAAGCCCTAGCCATAACACTCCATGTTGATACTTGATCTGGAGGCAGGGCCCTATAAGGAGCAACACCACCCATGCCTGACATAGCCCCTCTGGTAGACAGAAGGTAAGCTTTCTCCATGTTAGAGGCTGCTGTGGGCATAATAGCTTGTGCTATAGAGGCAAACCCAGGTTGCCCATTCCTATAAGCATTCCATGCACTGGCTGCATTGTTAATCATATTCCCCTCAACCCCAAGAGTGTCAAGGCTATGCCCTTGTTGACCCATAAGGTTCATAAGCACATCCTCGCCTGGGATGGGTAGTCCTATCCGTTCGGATATCTCTATATTACCAAAAGCCCTTAAAGCTCCGTTAGTAACCAGAACCCCAGCCTTAGCAGAACCAGTGTCATCAGCTATCTGTTTCTTGATCAGATACTCCCAATCGTAGTCAGTTCCGTTAATCGAGTTATAAGCGGCCTGGGACGTGTTTAGAAGCAGTTTCATACCAGGTAGGCCCTGTACACCAGAGAATAGTGCAAACGCTCCTAGCATCACCCCAAGGGCTCTACGGCCATCTGTACCACGGTTGTACATCTTAACCATACTCTCTAGGACGTTATGGTCAAACGACATGAAAGGAATAAGAATTGCCCCACCAGCACCCTGAAGGTATGGAGAGCGATCTACCTTGCCTGGAGTACCATTCTCCTCATCACAAGCATACAAAGCCGCACAAAGGGCAGGAGACCAATCCGGATTACGCTGCCTCATGTCCTTATAGATCTCATTCGTTTGGTAAAGCTTATCTAGGAAACCCGGTACTTGAGTTTCTTTGGCTCGCATAGTATTAAAGTTAGCCATAAACGAGGTAGTACGGATCATACGCTCTACCATAGCCAAGGGCTTAGAGAGCCATAGAGCAGCCTGACTAGCCTTGTTAGCGAACTGACCTTGAGCTGTCTCGGTACCGTAGGTATCGCCAGTAGCGTAGGTTCTGGTGTTTGATTCGGCTAGACGGTTAGTGTCAAGGGCAATCTTAATTGCCTTAGCTTCATCTTGATCTATATCCTTATTGGCGAGCATCTTATTGATGATGTCTTCACTATGGACAGCCCCAAACTTATAGTTTAGTTCCTTAGTGTACTTAAGGCTCTTTGCCATGTACTTGCCAATCATAGCCATATTGTTTAATGGATTCGGATTGATCTGGTTAAGATTACCTAATGTGGCAGTAGGCAGCTTCATTGTCTCTACCAATAGGGATGACATGTTACCACCCATACACCATAAGTAGTTAGCCATCCTGAGCATTGAGTAGTCACCACCAGCAGAATTCAGATAGCCTCTTTGTTCCGTACCATTACCATCCATACCACCTATATGCTGAGCGATCTTGGTTTTAAGATTAGCATCTAACAGTTGAGCGTACTGTCGACGGAAGTAAGGAAGTTTCCTGGCAATGTCCATATGAGACATATAATGAGCATCAGTAGTCATCCAAGAGTGTAATACCCTATCCCAATCTCTGGAATAGCCATCAATGTTTCTAGACTTCTTAAACATCTTGGAGAATTCATCAGAAGACATCTTAGACGATAGCATATCACGTATATCGTTATATTTATCTGGATCTACATCGCGACTGTTAAGAACACCCATCATAGTCTCAAGGTTATCAAGATTGATGCCGTGCAGTCTCATGTTGTCATGAGTTAAGGCAAAGGGCAGACCTATGTCGCGCTTTTGAACCCCGTTCTTATCATGGAGTTGACCATCCATACTATCATGGATAACGAAGTCAGAGCCAGAGTATTTCGCCAATTCAGATTTAGCGCGTTCCATAGACCTAGGATCAAACGCTTTATTAAATGTACCGGACTCAACAGTTATAAGGGCTTTCAAGTCCCCTTTGGCCCAGCGACCTTGAGGATCGTTATTACGGTAGTGTACTGAATAAGCATACTTACCGTAACGTACAGAAGGCATGTACTCAGATGATTTTAATTTTGCAAGAGCATCTAGCTCTTCTCCTACAGTTTGTAGGCGGTTTGCCGCAGCTTTGAAGTCGTCTGAGTTACGTGCTTCAGGTGTAGCATATTTATCATTAAGCTTGGCTGTCTCATCAGCTAAGTCCTGCTTACCGAAGTCCGGCTTAACACCCAACTCTTGAGCTATACTCTTACGCCATTCAGTTTCTTTAGCACCTAAAGCCATGCGTCCAGCATCCTGTAAGGCCTTAAGACCCTTTACCAAACCTGGGTTAGTTACGCTAATCTCTTGACCTTCTTTAAGACTGCCATGATTGACTGCTACATCCTGCATATGATCTTTGTGGTAGTCAAAGCTGACCTTAGTCCCGTCTTGATTAAAGCGTAACAGCTTCTGAGACTTGTTAACCGCTTTCATAATATCGCAGCATTGAGCTCTGTCAGCCTTATTCAGATCAGCAAAACCACCTTGTAAGGACTTGGCAAACGCTTGTAGGTATTGACCTCTCTTCAGAGAAGCATTGTCGTATAGGTTCTTTACTGGGGCAAGGAAAGACTTCCTATCGCACAGATTACGGAATGATTCAATCCACATACCCATCCAACCCATCTTCTGAGGATTGGTCTGGAACTTACCGTTCTCGTCTTTAACACCTAACCTAACTTTAGCGTTATCGTCGTAAATGGTATTACAAGCATCTTCGTGATCCTTTGCGTACTTCTTATGGAAGTCTGTCGCAATCGCTTGGGCACGTGCGTATTGAATTTGATGCATAGCGTCATTGATATGATCCTTTGCAAGTTTACCATCTAATGCGGATTTCATAATACTGTCGAATGATTGGAAGCCAAGGCCTCGCATCATATTACGGGACTTATCCATAAAGTCTAGAACTTGCTTAATACTCTGACGCAGTACGAAGGGGATGCCTTTCATAGCCGTAGGATCTTGGCTAAAGCGTTTGTAGCCTTCTTTACCGGCAGCATTAGCCCAAAGTTCTTCTAGACCACGCTTAGAACCTAGGTAAGCATCAAAGTTCTGATCCTTTAAGAAACCATCTTGCTGGAAGTAGTCTTTAAGCTTAGCAGCGTTCTCATGAACAATCTGCTTCATTTCAGGTGTCATAGCAAACTTCCATAAGAAGTGAGCACCTTCATGGTAGCCAGCTTCAATACGGTCTGCTTCAGTATAGCCATTACCAAATGAAACATAGATGTGATTAAGCAGTTGAGCACCTAAGACCGGATCGTGATGGATATTGTCTATAAGCTTCTCTACTGCATGGAACTGAGTTCTATTACCAGTCACCTCCCCTACGATACGTTTGATTTGATCAATGCTCTTAGAAAGAAACTTCTTCTGCTCATCACCCATAGGGATTTTAGATAAGGCGTCGTTTACTCTCTTAGGCTGTAGAATGTCATTAGAGACCGTACCATAAGTTGGTATGTTTTCAACTCTATGCTGGAATTCAGTATTGTCAAACTTAGGTTCTAAGTTCTCACTAAGGTTCTTAACCGATAGTCCATGAATAATATCTTGAGGTGTCGTGGTCTCTGTAATAGGAATACCATTGGCCTTAGCTTCCTTAATCAAAGTAGGTGTAAGGGTATCAGGCATCTTACCATTAAGAGCTTTGATAAGGCGCTTACGACCAGCGTCAGTTAAGTTCTTCTCTTGGAACGACATAATAGCATCGGGATTATCAAGACCCTGAACATAGTTATTAATTACATCACGGGCTTTAGCCACATCATGTGTAGTAAATAAGCTTGAGGGATGTATTAGCCAGGATGGTCTGTTAGCCAGCATCTCAGGTGTCTGAGCTCTAACCATAGGACCCAGACCATCCTTGGTAGGAATGTAGCCTCTGGCTTGTGCTTGCCCCTTTAACGCATCTGGATTAGCTTTAGGCAGACCAAACAACTCTGGGTGTGAAGTCGCTAGTTGATTAGCCATATCGGTGTAAACACGCATACGATCTTCAGGATCAGTAAGGCCATGTAGCACTTTAGTCATATCTTCAACAGTAATACCAGCACGTTTAAAACGACTGATATAGTCCTCAGGCATATCTTGAGGATAGAGTAGAGAGGGATCTAGAGAAGGTGATTCTACTTTAGGAGCTTCTTTCTCTGTAAACAGATTACCTTGGCTTAATGGCTGAGGCTGTGTCAGATCACTTGGCTTACCTTCTTCTTGGTTCCAGCCTAGCTTCTGTCCTATCTTCTCTAAAGAAGGTTCCGGTGTAGGAGCATGTACAGCACCAGCCACAGCACCAAACATACCACCACCAATAGCATTATTTAGACCAGAGTCAACTATTCTGGAGAAGTTCTGAGCAGAGAACACATCAGGATTAGAACCAAGTATAGCTTCACCCAGTACACCAATGCTTTCTGCACCCATACCAGCAGCGCCCATCTTAGCACCTTGAGTTAAAGCTTCTCGGGCAGCAAGTTTCATCATTCCTGATTGATCAGTGACAGGAAGCAGTTTATCTAGGATACTGTGTGTTGTGGCTTCAGCAGCAGTTTTCTTATTACCGAATATAGAATTCCACATGCTCATTTCAGGCAGCATGTATACACCAGTCTCGAGTCCCCCGATAAGAGCGGCCCCCATTGGGTCATCGTGACCTTGCTGCATAAGACTAGCATATTCCCCAGCAATCTGTTGAGGAGCCATAGCACCAGTAACAGCTAAGGCAGCGCCCTTAGCAGCTATTTCATTTTGAGCTTTCTGAGTAGCGAGGTCTTGTGTCATTCCCTCAGCCATGTACTTAGAAGCCGCTTCTTCTGCAGTATCAGCAAGAACCTTAGATGCTATCTTACTACCAAGATAACCTTCTCCAGCAATAGGAATGACACCAGCTAGGTTCTCACCTACTTGCCCCTTAAGATAAGGAATGACATCACCAGGTCCCTTGATGTCGTGAATAGAGCCTACTTGTGCTCCATATTGCTTTTGTATGTCAGCCGACTTATTAGCATAGTCAATCATATCTTGTTTGTTATCGAAGCTGGTACCAAACAGTTCATTAGCAGCGCTCTTACCAAAAGCTGGTAAAGCATTCTCCATAAGGTTAGCTGTATCGGCAATAGAGCGATGTACGCCCTTCATTACCTCACCCATATCTGGATTAGCTTCTCTACGTGCTATCTCAGCATTGATATCGTCTATAGAATAAGGTGACGCATCAGATTGCACTTGCTGAGGATTGGTAGTTGTAGGTTGTTGGTTCTGAGCGTAGTAGCCTTGAGGAATTACCTTAGCTTGATAAGCACTAGGATCTTTAGTTACAAAGCCACCATAAGCTGCTACAGCCGCAGGGACATCGCCATTGTGCTGGGATATAAGATGTTGGTAGTATCGCCCTGCTGCATCAATAGACTGGTAAGGATCAGTAGGATCAATACCCATCTGTTTAGCAGTGCTAGGCATGAATTGCATAAGACCTGTCGCGCCTGAATCTGGATTTACTGCACTAGGGTTGAAGCTACTTTCAGCTCCCGCAGTATTAGCCAGCAGGCCCGCAGGCAGTCCATACTTCTGCTCTGTCTGAGCTATGGTAGGAGCAAGGGCTTGGTAATTAGGATTAGCAGAGAAGTCCTGTCCGTTCATAGGAGCAGTAGACTGTCGTCTTGCTATCTCAGCATTAATGTCATCTATTGAGAATTGTGAAGGGTCGGTCATGGGGTATCATCACTGCCCGTATTGGGATTTCAGAGCCTTTAATTGATCTAGTGTCATTCCCCCTAAGCCCGGCATCGAGCCCATACCACTACCTTGTTGTTGTTGTTGTGGCTGTCCTACCATCTGATTGAACTTCATCATCTGGGCTATCTGCTGTTCCGGTGTCATAGACAGCAATGCAGGTTCCAGCGGAGCCATTGCCTTAGCCCAGTTTTGAGCTTGTTCAGCAGGTGTACCACCCATAGCTCTAGTACGTTCAGCAGCAGCTTGAGCTTGTTGCAGTTGGATTTTGTATTGAAGATCTTGACCTTGGTAACCAGCCCTTTGTACATCAGCTCCTGCTCGTTGTTGAGCAGCACTAGCCATAGCTTGTCTGTATCCAGCCATTGCGTCAATTTGGCGTTGTTGCATAGCCTGATTAACAATACCCCCACCGTAACCAGCCATATCAGCAGCAAAGTTACCATGACCAGCATAAGGAGACATCATAGCAGCAGTGCCAGCCATTGATTGAAGTGATTGAGGCATACCTAAAGCATTATCGTATTGTGGTTGAGCGTTTACTGTTTGTGACGGTTGACCATTAGCAAGGTCTTGTATATTCTGAGCGTACGCGATATCGTCCTTAGTAATACCAGCTTGCTTAGCTGCAGCACTTTGTTGAAGAGCCTGAGCTTTCATATTAGCAATCTTATTCTGAACAGCAGCAGGTTGTTCAGGGGCAGGAGCTGAAGGATTAGACATAGCATTCATGGCAGCAAGGGAACCTACGCCAGCCAAGGATGTAGCTACTCCAGGGTATGCAGCAGCTAATGATCCAGCCCCAGCAATAGCAGGAGCGGCCTCAGGACCCATAGCTCCAGCAGCAAGGGCGGCAGGTATAATAGCAGCACCTACAGCAGCAGGACCTAAGATTGGGTGTTGACTAAGAGTGTTCTCAAGATTTGGAGAAGCTTGGTTTAAGTAGTAGTGTTCAGCAGTACCAAAGTCTTGCATAGCAGGGTAGATGTAGTCGCTCCACAAAGAGCCCTGACCATTGGTAGGAACTCCACCATTGTCATAACCTACTACACCACCACGAGCATAGCCAGCAGGTAAAGCTTCAGGATTGGTACCCAGCATTTGATTCACGAAGTTTTGAGCTCTAGCATCATCAATAAGATTGCCTACGTTATAGAGACTACCAGGAGTTGTCATAGTCTGAGGTACAGTAGCTATAGAACCACCATTATCGTAACCTACTAATCCACCATGCGAATAGCATCCACCAGCACTAGCACCAAAGTTTTGATGTTCTTTAACCATACCACCATGGGCGTAACCATTAATAGAATGGGGTACTTGACCACCGATCATTAAGCCAATTTGAGGTTGTGCAGCACCTGGAGCAACCATACCCGGCATAGAGGGGTTAGCAAGGCCTTGTGAGGGGGTTGAGCCCATAGGACCTGGTTGCTGCCCGAACTGTTGAGCAAGTGCCTGTAGGCCTTGTAATGCCTCAGGAGAGGCTGTTTTAGTCTTGGCTATATGGGTCTTGGAAGGCTTGTGTAATAGACCAGCAGTTCTTTGACCATGGGAGAGGTGAGCAGGATTGACTAGACCACCCTTCTTATAGCCCTTAAGACCTTCTCTATTGTAGCCAAGATGAGGTAAGTCTCTTGACATATCGTGCCAGTAACTAGGAGCTCCAGGAGCATTGTGAGAGTTTACAGCACCACCTTGACGATAGTTCATAAATTCAGTACTGGTGCTAGAATCATAAGTTGGTGCAATCAGAGCCTGATCAGCAGATAGATAATTACCCGCAGTATCTTGTGTGACACCAGCTTGGTTCAAGGCACCTTGTTGAGTAAAGGGCTGAGATAGCATATTACTAAGATTTAGACCGGATAGACTTTGACCCAAAGCAAGACCTTGTGTCATAGCAGAAGGCTGTTGAAGCGTTTGTGTAGAAGAGTTAATACCATAAGCACTAGCAGCCGGAGCCATAACCGATTGAAGGTTCGTAAGTTGCTGCCAAGGATACTGTGCTTGTTGTAGAGCGTTCTGTTGACCCGCTGTAAGCTGTTGTTGAGCCAGTTGTTGTTGTGTTTGACCGGAAGCTTGAAGAGCCTGAAGTCCCTGAAGACCGGTAGTTTGCTGACCAGTAGCGAGATTACCTAATTGAGCAGAACCTGCCAGACCTTGGTTGATGCCAGTCTGATAGCCTTGCATAGCAGTATTAAAGCCTTGGTTTAGAATACCAGCTTGTTGAGCACCAAGGTTCATCATGAAGTTAGAAGCCAGTTGACCTTGAGCTAAGCCAGTTCTAGAGTTACCAAAAGCACCTGACCCAGCAGCTTGTTCATTAAGCTGGTTCTGAGCAATACCGTAATTCTGATAAGCTTGTTGATTTGAGGTATTGAGTACATTCTGGATGTACGGGTTCATATAGGACTGGAATTGAGAGTTATTCAGTCCTTGGGTAGCTTGATTCGCTAATTGACCAGTATTGCCAATAGCCTGATTATAAGGAGCTTGGTACTGACCTTGTATATCACTAATGCCTTGAAAGGCTTGAGTTTGTTGAGGATTGAAGCCAGCAACCTGGTAGTTCATCGCCGGATTATAGGGCGTCTGAGCTAAGGATGTTGCTTGAGATACGTTATTCTGATAAGGATTAGCAAGCCAAGAAGGAAGGCTATTTACCGAGGTCCCTGTAGCAGGAGCGCCTTGAGAAGGGTTACCACCACCCAAAGACCCACCTATTGCTGAGCCAGCTAAGGCACCTAGTTGTGGCTGACCTATAAAAGAACCGGCTATACCGCCAACCAAGCCACCAATTGATCCACCAGACATGCCTAATCCTCTTTCCCTATATCAATCCTGGCTGGAGGAGAGAAGACGTATAAAGAACCGACTTCAGTAAAGCCAAGATACGTTAAAAGCTTTTTCTTCTTCTCGGCGTCTACTTGATTGAAGAGGTCAAGTACGATGGGTTGTCTAACTATTATACCATATTCTTTAGCTGAGTTCAAAAGTTTTCTTGCCAGAGAAAAGGACCTAAATGCAGGTTTTATATAGAACATCAACCCATATACTATTGAATCTAAAGAATACTCAGGGACACTGTGTCTTAAAAGCAGGAAGCCATCTATCAGCTTAGGGTTAACTTTATTACGTCTGACAAAGCAAACCTCATTCAAGACAGCATTGTCAATAACCGAACAAAGCTTTTCAAAACAAGGGGTTATGGGTATACCAGAAGTACGAATACTGTCGTAAGACATAGCGACAATCTGGGGAGCATCGTCAGGTAGGGCGGCTGTTATCTCATTCTCTTTAAGCTTTAATTTAGTCACTTTGGTGTTGGATATCCTTGTGCTTTCAAGTACTTATGACCGATACCCTTTAGCTTATCATGAAGCTTCTTAATCGTATCAAGGCCTTTTTCGTAGTCACCATGTCCAGCCCCAATAATAGCTTCAACTGAGAAGACGAATTCCCCAGATTTAACAGCTATAGGGCCCTTAGGGTTACCAGCCTGATCTGTGACTACAGCCTTCAGGTCGTCTCCGCCTTTAGCTAGTTTAGCTCCGAGTGGTTTCTTGGGTGTTGTCATGGTCTTCCTCTATATTATACAATAATTTCAATATTACGTCAAGTCTAGTAGATAAATATCACATAGCTAAAGGTTCGACCAGCAGTAGCACTGTTGGTGTGATTAATCACTATAGAGCCAGCAGCCACTGTGTAGTAAAGGTTACCAGAGGCTACCTCAGCAGCAGCATTAGCTGTAGTAGGCATCATGAAAATGAGGCTATTGGCTTTTATGAAAGTATTGGCTATAGTTGTCGAGGCTACGTTAGTGGTCAGTGTAACCGTGCCTGTTAACGTACTCTTGTTAAGCTGATTATTAAGAGAATTGAAGTTCTTCTCATTAATACGATTAACCTCATTAAAGTAGTCTCTAGTAGCCTTATCCTTTAAGCCATCTGCTTGAGGTATGCGAAGTAAAGCTGTCATACACGTTCTCCATCAGCTTGGTAAGCAATACGCATCTTACCTAATTCAAATGTGGCACCGTTGGTGTTGCAGCTAAACTGAACTGCCATTTGTCTACCCCTTCCCCTAACTGATATCTTATCATTAGCATCTGAGAAGTTGAATGGACCCTTAATAGTTATATCTGCATCAGGGTGAGGATATGTCTTAAACAGCAAAGTAACCTGTACTTGTCCGCCATTAGGCAAGAGTAAGTCAGGAACAAACTTGTTTATGAACAAGACATTGTCGCCATCGTCTATATCGAAATAGGCTGTCGTAATAAAAGCATCCATAGGTTGGCCATCAGCATCTGTACCAATCTCATGCGAATATAGACGACCATTGGGGTCCATAGCGTAAGGCTTAGGGAATATGGACTTGTCTACCCAAGCGGTTCTGGGGATAGCGCCATAGTCCATAACATTCTCTAACCAGTTGTATTTAATATAGTGACCGTTTTCAATCTCTGTTGATACCGGATAGAACCACCATACTTCATTAAACTGAGCATTCATCCCACAATAACATTTTTCTTTCTGGCTAAGATTAGCCAAGCCAGCTCCAAACTGCGAGAATACATATTTATCCAAAGTAGTAGGTAGAACTTGAACTATACCGTTATACATGTAGAAGTTGTCTACTCCCATCCAATACACAACCCCATTCACGTCAATTACACTGTGAGGCCCCATAATAGAGATATTAGTGGCGAGTGGGACGAATTGGAATATATCATTGAGACCGTTGTCATTACCTACGTAAATCATGGCATAGACAGAACTATTGGTGAAGACAAGTATTTCACCTTTAGTTTGAACGGCACATACTATAAAGTCACCAGTAGGAATACGGAAACTACCGGCTTGGTTTGTCTCAGTGGGCGTCCAGTCCGTATTATCCTCAGCATCGCTCCATCTGATTAATAGAGGGTCATAAACCCCAGTATTGATATCTTGAGTACCAAATAGGACAACCTGTCTAGAGGGCTGAGCCACAAGCATAAAATTATTCTCAGTAGGGGCATTCATAATAGGTGTTAATTGAGTGGTGAATGTTTTATCAATTACCCACTCGTAAAGCTGACCACCTGAGAGTTGAGCCATGAGATCTTCACCCCAAACATCAAGTGACCATTGTCGTAGCTCAACCGTAGTGCCGCTAGGAAGTCTGGGTACGCCCCAACCTAATCCACCTTGACCAGCTGTACCATAAGTGCTACCACCCCAACCTATATTGGACTGGTTATCCGCCAGACCATTTGGAAGCAGTAGTTGGATCTGTATCGTTCCACCACTAGAACTTACAGTTGCAGAAGCAGCTTGTTGAGCACTAATAGTAAAATTGTTCGGGTCAATAACGGTAATAACTTGGTAGTTACCATACAGAACAATACCGCCAACAGGAATAGAATTAGCTTGATTAACGTGGATAAAGTCCCCTACTGTTCTATTATGAGAGGGGGCATTGATTTGAACACTAAATGAATTAATGGTCGTGGAGATTACATTTACCAAGTTTAACGTAGCTACGACTGGTGTAATATCGTAGATGGTGTTTTGATAGAGTAATTCAACTTTCTCATTAGAAGCAGAGGCTAAGTAAGCAGCTCCACTCAAATCCTGCCAGGCCTTCATAGCCCTTGTTACACCAGTGAAAGTGTTAAGATTTTGACCAACGTTAAAACCAGATGAGAAGCCTGAAGAGAAACCACCGGTTGTAGCTCTATTAGGTACTGTGGAGAAGCCGTTACTGAAGCCGGAAGAGAAACCTCCAGTGGCGGCGTATGAGTTCTTTATGGTCTCTCTAACCCAACCACCGATCTTCTCAGCCCTTGCTGCCCTAAAGCGTATGCAGTTACCATCTACGAAACCACCTTCGGCTTCATATTTAGTAAGGTTCCCGATGATACCGGGCTTCATCACAAACGCTTTTAAGATGGCGTCAGACATTTATTAGGTTCCTATAACAACAACACTGACTATACCGGGGTCTAAGAAGCCAGATGGATTCCAGACTGATATGCCAAATGTATTAGTAGTTCTCGCCACACCTGAGTCTTCGCAACATGCCGAAACAGTAGGACTGCTATTAGATGTCGCTGTCACTGCGTAGTGTGTGTCAGCAAGAGCGCTAGTCATAACAACGGTATAATGCCCAGTTGAATTTCTTGTTACACTAGTGATATTAGAAGACCCATTTATAGTACCGTTAGAACCATTAAAGTTAACCCAAGCAGCTACGGGGTTCAATGAAGCAGGTATCTGACCAGAACCATTCAACTGTACTAGATTGTTAGCACTAGTACCTGGATTTAGAGTTGCTGCGCCACCAAGACCAGAGATATCAGTATTGGATAGGACAACAGCTCCTGTTCTACCTGCAACTGAAGTAACCGCACTAAGACCAGTAACACCCGAGATTGAACCGCCAGTGATATTAACGTTATTAGCATTCTGAGTACCCATCGTACCTATACCAAGATTAGTAAGGGCCGTTGAAATACTCGTAAGATCGGATAGATTATTAGAAGCCAGTAGCGCACCAATAGGAGTAGATGTAGCCACTTCCGCAATGGTCGTCCCACTAATATAGACTACCACCTTCTGACCAGTATTCAACACTACAGTACTAGAGCCACCAATAGCCTTCATAGTTACCGTATAAGCACCGGACCACAAACAGTCGACAATATAAATTTTCGGTACAGCAGGGACAATTAGCTGTATGTTGGCACCAAGAGTTCCTACAAGCTGAAGAACCATGTTACGCGCAGTATCAGGAGCCCCATTCTCAGTAGTTGCGGATATATCAATATTACTAGTACCAGTTATGGTTATAGGTGCCACACCACACACACCAGCTTCAATAAGCTCGATAACTTGATCGTTAGTAACATCACCCCACGTATTGGGATTATCTCCATCCCCTTGAAGGGTAAGCCTGAGGCTAGGTGTATATGTAGCAGTCATTTATTAAGCTCCACTCTTAGGTGCATTTTCAACAGTGTTAATCGGCTGATCTGGGTTATGTTGTACTTCCCCATCATCTTTACGGTTTCTAGCCATAGTAATATTCCAGCCAGTTTTTAATACGTCATAAGCTTGTTCATAGATAGGTACCTGAGACCAGGCTTTCATAAATAATGTCATTTCAACCATAGAAGCAGCAAAGAGAATATCTGCGCATCTCGTAGTAAAGTAGTTAGTCTGGTTTGTAGTGCCTAGTCTAGTGGGCTCAGCAGTATACTTCATCCTATACTGGTAAGAAACATCAGGTATGGGGGCCAATTGAAAGTTCGTAACTGACTGGTCGGCATAGTATTTAGGTGCTGCTGTTTGTGTTGGGTCAGGCCAATAGTCATTCAGGTAGTCTTCTCTACGCTTCTTAAGAACTTGGACCTTACCATTTACGATAATGTGAAAGTAATTAGCGTACCTATACCCAGTTGGCTTAGGTAGGGTATTGATAGCGGCAGTTAAAGTCCCTGTTACCGGTATCTCCAAATCAGGTAAATCCAATTCCCTATTTAATCTCTGCTCAGCCAACGATACAGCGTATGGTATATAGGCAACAAACTCATCGCCATTATCTTCTGCAATAGCCTGGATAGTGTTGACTAGATCAGTGTAGGATTGAATATCAGCCATTGTCTAATCCTTATAAAACCAAAAAGAAGCTGTTTGCAGCAGCAGTTATCGGGGCCTTAAATTCCATTATCTCGTAGCCTACTGTATCCGTAATACTAGCTGAAATAGTACCCCTTTGCGCCTTTACGGTTGTGGCATTAGTCATTGTTAGAGCAGCTAATGAGTCACCAAAGTCTAAAGCCGCATTTGTGCCACACGTAAAAGCTAAGAAGTTAGGAATAGTATAAGTTTGGTTAACTGAAGTAATTGTAGCAGTGTTACTTGTCTGGGCCGAAGACATGGCGATACTGCCACGATTCATAGTGTTACAAGCCCCAGATTTAAACTCTACCACAGTAAAATAAAATGTAGTCGTTCCACTGGAAGAAGCATTTTTTGTAGCTGTAACAGTAGTTGTATTGGTTAAGGTTAACCAAGCATTGCTAGAAAATCCGCCATCTGAGTTAACTGTATCGTTGTATCCACCATAGAAGAGCATCGTGTTAGCAGTTGTAACAGCAGTTATTGTCGCAGTTAGGGAAGCCCCAGTGCCTGAACAGGTAGATTGTTGAGTGCTACTATTCAAGAAACCTGAATTGAACTCTATAACAGTAAATCCGACAACAACGGTTCCTTCATTTCTACCTATAGTAGCCGTTACAGTAGTGGCGTTTGTCAACTGTACATTTGCATTATCATCAGCAAAGTTATCACCTGCACCTGCTACCCAAGCTGTAATAAACCCATTATAGATAACTGCCGCGTTAGTAGTCGTAACAGATGAGATCGTAGCTGTGTTAGATGTGCCACTAGCAATACTAATAGTACCAGTCTGCATACTCTTAATAGCGCCAGCAGTCCAAGTGACTACCGTAGCGTAGACAGTCGTAGCATTGGAGGCATCAGCAGTGTTTCTAGTGGCAGTAACAGTAGTCGCATTGGTTAGAGCTACACGTACAAAGTTAGTGTTAGCTGTATTAGTGTTGACTGGGTAGGTATTTCCATTAAAGAAGATACAGGATAAAGAGGTATTAACAGACGTAATAGAGGCGGTGCCGCTAGTAGCATTAGCAGCAATAGTAATTGTTACCTGTTGTACGTTGGTTACAGGACCGCCAGCCATTTACTTAACCTCCAGTTGTAGGCGTAGGTGTTGGAGCAGGGGGATCAATTAGAACTAGGTTAGTAGTGTCTACCATCTTACCAATAGTCTCAGTCCATTCAGGAAGAGTTAATTGGTTGGGGTGATCTGGAGTACCAGCAGTCATAACTGTCCCAGAGATTAAACCAGTAGCGGGGTCGTATTGTACAAAGAAAGCCATGTTATTTCCTTAAGCAGACGCTATACAGCGCCATTTAGATGTTGCAGAGTTATACACAAAGCCTACAACTAAAGGTAAGGTTGTAGACCCTGCTGATGTAGTAGGAGCACTTACGTTAGTACTGTTCTCAGTGTTAACCCAAGAGATGGTTTGAGCAGCAGCACTAAAGTCATATATACGTACTATGAGTGGTTGACCGTCAATAGCACTAGCCGTAGTGCAAGTAATAGTCATAGTAGCAGCAGAGCTGTTAGTGAAGGTATTAAACTTATAGTTTACTGATGTAGAACCTGCGTTAGAGGTTACGCTAATGGCGTTGTTTATAAATCCAGCTTCTCTGTCTACATAAGCCTGTGAAGGAAGTGTTGTATTATTAGCGCCCGCACCATTTGTAGCCGTTGTGCAACTTGAGAGCACTCCAGAAGCAGGGGTACCCAATGCTGGTGTTAAGAGTGTTGGGGATTGAATAACACCGTTAATAGTGACTGTACCAGCAGTACCTGCACCAGTAGCAGCACCAGCAGTAATAGTTACGTTACCACCGTTCTGGTTTGATCCGACACCTGCTGCTGCAATAAGAGAAACAGCACCACCTGCTCCAGAAGTGGCTGGTGAACCCCCAGTAATAGTAACAGCCCCACCGTTACCGGACGTTGCGCCACCAGTACCGCCTGTTAACGTTACGGCACCCCCAGCGCCTGTCGCACCACCTGTACCACCAGTAATAGGAACAGCACCCCCTGCACCGCCTGAGTTACCAGCACCGCCTTGAATAACAGGTCTACCGCCAGCTTGATTTCCTGATGTACCACCAGAACCACCTGTAATAGAAACATCTACACCAGTCTGAGTAGTGTTAGAACCACCAGCTTTAATAGTTACTGTACCACCAGCAGCACCTAAACCATCAGCTCCAGCGATAAACACATCACCTGATGCAAAACCAGAAGTGGCAGACCCGGCAGTAATAGTTATATCGCCACCTCTACCTGAGGTAGCATTGCCACCAAGTAAGTTGATACCATTGAATTGTTTGTTATTACCTGAGTTAGATGAGCCGCCAGTAATCGTAACCGCACCACCGATAGCAGGGTCGCCAGTACCAAAACCAGTACCAGCAGTAATATTTACTGGGCCACCAGCAGCATTGCCGGAAGAGGCGTTTGTAGCAACGATTTTAATACCTAGTCCTGCACCACCAGTATCACTAGATACATTTATAATGCTAGGGGCTACACCAGTTGCACTAGCCGTAATACCTATACCCCCAACAGGAGTTGAAACACTGTTGTCAACTTTAAATCCGGGGTTAGTAGTACCATTAGCTCCGACAGCTAGGGAGTTAGCAGAGGTAGAGGTGATGACTTCACTAGTAGCAGTTATTGCAGCAGCAGCCAGAGTACCTGTAAAGGTAGGGCTAGCAGAGAAGGCTACGTTACCAGAGCCAGTAGTTCCAGATACGGTAGTACCTCTGATTTTAGCTACAGTCGATTTAAGAGTTGGGGACAGTGCAAACGTAACATCACCAGTCACCTTCTTAAACCATTGAAGGATGCCACCAGATTTAAAGTTTATACGACCGAAAGCCATACTAGCTTATCCTTATATTAGAGGTCTTCACCGTAGACAAATGCAGTAATTGTCTTACCGCTAGTGACTGTTACAGGGGCGTTAATAGTCAATGTATCCCCTGATTTCAGCCTAATGATGGCGTTACCATTAGCGTCCTGTTCCAGACCCGGAAGCTGTGCTTGGCCTGAGGTGCCAAAAATGCTAACTGCTGGAACGCTATTAACAGTACCTGCTGTCAAAGGAATACTCACCTGAGTTAACTGGTAGTTAGTAGCAGACCTAGTAATGTTAATAGTGATATCTCTATTTGATGTGTCAGTAGATGACACAATCATTCCTGTTATGATGCTACCATTAGAACCTGCTGTAAAAGCAGTTTGATACGTTTGTGCCGTAGCATTAACAATTGTTACTGGTGTGCAATTGATTGCTTGTGAGAATACTGGGGTTGCGGTGACTGCCATAGTTTATAACTCCTTGTTTGTTAAAAAGCTCCGAGGGCTGAATAGGCTACAGCACCCCATAAAGATTGACTTACAAAAGCAGTTGAAGCTGCCTTAGTTGAATTGTCCCCTACTGTCTGAGTAGTAACAGTGGGATTGGTTAGAGCCATACTAGTCCAAGTACCAGTGGGGGTATAGGAACCACCTAGTTCAAGGATTGTATCAGCAGCATCTCTAACCGTCTTAGCTCTATTAGTACTAGTCAAACCTACAATGGTAAACAGACCTGTCTGACCAGTAACACTAAGACTTGCTGCTGAACCAGAGGTGTTCTGGTTTAGGGTAGGAAAGGTACAGTTAGTCAGTGTACCAGAAGCAGGAGTGCCCAAGGCAATGCTTGCACCAAAGCTAGTCAAAGAAGACGCTGTAACACTAGAGGCTAAGGTAGTTCCAGTTACACCAGATGCTGGGACTGCGGTGGCTGTAATCGTACCGGAGCCTGAGGTTGTTAACGCCCCACCTGTACCCACAGTCATGGTAGCTGTAGTATTTGTGCCTGAGGTAATTGAAGTAAATGCAGGAGCTGAAGCACTAGCAGACAGTGACCCCCCTGATAGAGACAGCCCTGAACCTATAGTAACGTCTCCGTAGACCCCTGAGTTATCGAACCCAGCAAGGGTGTTAGCAGTGTTATTAGCTAGGGCAGTAGCATGTCCAGCAGTTAAACTAGATGCCGTACCTGAAGCATTAGTCAGTACGACAGCACTAGGAGTGCCAAGGTTAGGAGTGGTTAACGATGCGTTGGTAGCAAGGACTATAGCACCACTACCAGTTGTCCCATCACTAAGGTTGGCTGAGGACAGTTGGCCTACAGTTATAGCACCACCAGAAGAGGTTTGCTGGAGAACTTGATTAGAGCCGCCAGTAGCAGAGAGATTAGCTCCAGTACCACCGTATTGAACACCCACTGCTGTACCATGCCAAGTACCAGTTCCAATAGTACCTACGGTGGTTAAGGAAGAGGTTACTACGTTAGTAGCAAGTGTGGTTCCAGTTATGCCAGAGGCCGGAGCGGCAGTTGCTGTAATAGTACCTGAACCAGTTACTCCTAAAGATCCACCTGTACCAACAACCATAGCTGCTGTAGTATTCGTACCTGATTGAACTAGGTCAAATGTAGGAGCGGCTGCTGCGGCTTGAATAGTGTTTCCAGAAAGAGAAAGACCAGCCCCTATAGTCACATTAGCATAATGACCCGAGCCATCAAAACCTGCAAGTGTATTAGCCGACTTATCAGAAAGCTTGCCAGCAGTCAAATTAGTAGCAACACCTGAGCAGTTAACTAAGTTACCAGATGAGGGTGTGCCTAGAGCAGGGGTAATGAATGTAGGACTAGTTTGAAACAATACATTGCCAGTGCCTGAAGTACCGGCAACTATAGTGCCCTGTATCTCTGTTACTGTGGTCGCATTACCAGTATTTTGGATATCCCCAGTGAATGTGGGATAAGAAAGAGTGCTACCAGAGGTAAGACCAGTTGCCGTACCAGTAGCGTTTGTAAGCACTATATTAGACGGAGTGCCAAGGTCTGGTGTAGTCAGTGTAGCATTAGCTAGTGTAGCCCCAGAAGACAATACGACATTACCAGAACCACTAGTACCAGTAATAGAAGTGCCTTGTATCTTAGCTACAGTAGTAGCAAGTGAGCCCGAAGTAGTTACATCACCACTAAGATCTCCATTGGTAATCGTTGAACTACCAGAGAATTTAGTCAGTTCTCCTGATACCGGAGAGCCTGTAATAGTAGCTCCAGTGACTGAGGAGTGTGCGGTAATAGTTCCATCAGGAGTAATAGTTACTGTGGTACCATCTGGCTTTACAGCCCCAACAAGAGCGGTAGTAGCTATAGGAAGCTCAGCAGGAGTGATCGGGCTATTATCACCAATCTGGGATTGTGCTACTTGCTTAGCATTACCATTCTGAATAACAAGAACTATATCGCCCGGATTAAGGGGTGTAGATGCCTGTGGAAGATCTGTGATTTGTGTCATCTTTATTCCTTACCCGGAGTAGGATACCAATCATTAATAAGATTGGGGTTTAATACATCAAAGTATACATATCCAGCATAAAGCGGATTACCATTCTGGTCAGTTAGTACAGTCGAGGTTGTAGCAGCCCAAACGATATCAGGTCTAGCATCAGCTACTGGGAACGGATCTCCGAATGTCGCATACTCATTAATGTGGGCTTGAGGGTGATCAACGAAGTTCCAAATACCATCAGATTCCGATTGGTGTACTAAATAGCCAGTACCAGGCTCCTTTACCATTTCATGCATAGGAAAGCGTGTACCTGAACGATCTGATATCGCCCAAGCTTTAGAACCGCCTTTTTGCCCTTTGCTAAATGATGTCATCTGCCGCTTATCCCGCCTGGCTTAACTTGAAAATCTGCACGCTCTTCATCTTCATCAAAGGTATCTCTCATGATATTATCAAGATCCCCCTTAAGTCTACTCTTAACCGATTCATCAATACCTTGTCTGGTATTAGCGAGTTCATAAGCAAGCCATTGAACAAGAAGTGGTAGGTATCTAGTATTCAAATCCACTTGTTGGTAAGAAGCGTTCACATCCTGAATACGCTTAGCGACAACCATACGAGCTTGATAAGTACCAAGAGTATCAGGTACAGGCCAAAGAGACAACACAAGACTATTATTCAAGCGTTGAGTAGTAAAGGTATTAGGTCTATTTTGCTGTCCTTGATTAGGAATAGCATTAAACTTCTCTATACCGTATCTCTGGATAGGAAGAAAAGCTTGTGGATTAGTATTAGGAACAGATACCGTTACAGTTAATATGTCTTGATAACTATTATCAAAAGTATATGATTGCTGGGCAGCAACCAGTGTCTGAGTTACAACAGCAAGTTTATTAAGGGGTATATTCTTATTTGCAAGTTGTATAAGAACAAGATTAAGGGCACGTCTAGCCTTAGCAGTTTCAACCGCAGTTTGCCATTCACCCCCTACCTTATCGGCAGCTGCTTCTATAATCTCATCAACGTCGATGGAAAAGGTATTAGTACCTGAGGTAGTGGACGACATATTGTATCCTTGTTAAGGTGGTAGTGTTAGCATACCGTAGTACCAGAGCTGTTACGCAGCTTCAGCTTTATCGCAGTCTTCAACAGTACATGGTTCGACTGTTTCATCGGGAAGAGACAGAAGATGGTCACATGCTTGAATAGCACCTTTTGTAGCATTCGCATTAGCTAAACTTTGATTAGAAGCCGCCAAGTGCTGGTCATATTCAAGTTGAAGTTTAGCTTTGAGTTCTTTTACTTTGTCTTTAGAGAGCATAATTATTAAGCCTTGTTAATGCAACGCCATTTGGAGGTTGCAGAGTTGTACATGAAAGTGACCGTCAAAGGCAGGGTAGTAGAGCCATTTGAAGTCGTAGGAGCCGTTACTGTGCTATTCTCAGTGTTCACCCAAGAGATAGTCTCAGCAACACCTGAGAAGTCGTAAATGCGAACCATTGTTACTTGGCCATCTGTAGCACTAGCAGTTGCCAGAGTAATAGTCATGGTAGCAGCAGAGCTATTGGTAAAGGTGTTCAGACCTGAAGTAACAGGAACCGTACCTGCGTTAGACGTTACTGAAACAACCGTGTTTGGCTCAGTCAGCAAGGTTGCATTAACTTTAGGACAGGCCGTGGTGCCGCCAATCGTTGCATTGTCGATGGTCAGAATGCCATGCGTCGGAGCATTGAGAGCCAAGGTTGCTGAAGCACCGTTAGTAATCGTACCAAGGGTCACGTAAGCTGAGCTAGCAGTATTGTAACCTTGAATTAAGGCGGTGTGTCCAGTAGTAGAATCTGTTTGGATAACACCACCGTTACCAATCAGTACACCAGCGGTTGCCGTAGCAAGGCCAGTGAGGGTGGAGGTAGAGTTCGCAGTGAGAGTTGTAACTGTGGCAGCAGCAGGTGTAACACCACCGATAACTGCACCATCAATTGTTACAGCACCGTGCGTAGAGGCTTTAATAGCCAGGGTAGGCGTTGTACCATTCGTCAGTGTAGCCTGGGCTTCGTAAGCTGTACCAGTCGTGTAGTAGGCTGACAAAGTAGCTGTATGAGCATTCGTAGTGTCAGGTTGCAGAGCCAGACCATTACCAAGAGTAATAGAGCCAGTAGTCGCGATCGTCGAGCAGCTAATTGCACCAGAAGCAATAGCAGCAAATGTGTCGGTAAGAAGGTTGAAGCAGCTATCAGCTGAGTCAGTGCTAGTCTGTCTAACATTCGCAGGTGTAATATTACCTGAAGTATTATCAGCCAAGAGGCTAGAGATTTCCGATTCGAGTGCCGAGCGACTAAGTTGTGTCATTTATTTATTCCTATTGTTAACTAATCAAAAATCCGTTACTAAAGCCATTACTAAAGGCCGGTCTTTGCTGTACTCTCTCAAAACCACTACTAAATCCGTTTGAGAACCCAGCAGCTTCTGAAACTCTATTAAACCCGTTGCTGAAGCCGTTACTAAAGCCACCACCTACTTCAATGATATCTCCACCTTGTTGAGACACCATAGCACTGATTAAAGCTGGCTGTATCGCAGCCTGTATGGCCTTAATCATCGCCATTAGATAAAGCCTTCGACTACCGCAGCACCATTAGTGCCAGTCTTGACAACTCTAATGTAAGTCCAGTTACCTTCGATCAAATCGTTAAAATTGGTCGTATAGGTAGCCAGGGTAGTGTAGTCGCTAGCAGCCAGGCTGTTCAGGAAGGAAAGGCCATTGCCCTTCACATCCTTGGTCGTCGCCTGGATAGCAACAGTATCGCCAGCAGTAACAGTACCATTAATGGGTCGGACAGAGATCTTCTCATAACGAACATCTAAGTCGAACCACTTGCTGTTACCAGCGGTACTTTGGTTCATTAACGTTTTCCAACGTTTAATACTAGTCATCTTTAATCCTTAATAAGAAACTCCCAAAGACATTTTAAGCCCAAGGGAGTTTCTAAATAATCTACCCTTTAGGGATTACGTGCCCTGTGAACCAATCCATTGGCGGGGGTCAGTCCAACCAAAGGCGTAACGTTCACGGAACTTAAAGAGCATGTTGTCGGTCAGGAAGTCGATGTCTTCGGAACCTGCAAGAGACTCACGAACGAACATCTTCGTACCATTCGGAACCGAGGTCTTAATGAACCACGACTGAGGAGCCGTGAAACGACGGTTCATGTGGATACCGCCGGGGAAGCGACCACCAACAATGTTTGGTTGGAAGAGGATACCACCGACGTTTTCCGTACCAGCAACGTTCTTAACCGTTTGCGAAGACGAGAACTCTTGCTTCAGGAGCTTGTTAGCAACGAACTCAAGTTGTACTGGAATGTGGAGAGATTCCGTACGAGCCGAAATCAGAATGCCACGGTCGTTCTTGAATTGGTTGACAGTGATACAAGCATTTTCCAAAGCAGTTTCGGAAATGTCAACGTTCATGTAGTTGTTGAAGTTGGTACCGCTTGAAGTGGGGTGAGCCGTAGAGAAGAGAGGAACACCATCGCCACCATTATAACTGGCGTTAAAGCCGTTATTAAAGATTGCGGCAGCCTTTACCTGCTTCGTGTCAGCCATTGAACGACCAAGTTCTTGAGCCTTAGCACGTGCAATATTAGAGTACAGGTCATCGTCAAACGCTTCTTTCGTTACTGCGAAACCGATAGCAACGGTCTCCATAACGTAGCGAGCAGTGAACGTTTCTTGGATGTCATCGAACGTGACAGCAGCACCTTCCGATTTATTCGGAGCACCGCCCATGCCAGACAGCATGACTTCTTCTTCCCATGAACGAACGCTCTTCAGCATCTCAAACAAGGGTGCGTGTTCTTCAGGCGTTGCGCCATAAGACATCCCAACGAACTCATGTACACCAGGTACAAGCGACTTGGGAATTAGGCCTCTTACAACAGTCATCTATTTAATCCTTTACTGTCTGTTAATTATTAGCGGTTATTCAGAAGTTCGTCGTTAGTCAGACAGACTTCAACCACGTTGTTCGTAGTGTCAATGATCTTGACAATCTTCACAGCACTAGCGCTCTTCGATACCGAAGCAAGGTATGTACCAGCAACAACCAAAAGGCTGGAGCTCGCAAGAGGCGTGTGAGTACCATCAGCAAGGATCAATGAACCACCATCCGTAGTGGAAACTACAAGATAGCTAGAACCATTCAGCGAAGCGGTGATACCTGGAACCGCATTAAGCAGAGCCAATAGCTGAGCAGGAGTTTGGTTCGTGATAATCGTAATCGTTACTGGGGTCGTATTGACCGAAGTAGAGATGTTGAAAGCCGAACCATTCTGCAAGCCTGAGAGTGCAGCGTTGTTAGTACCAGTGACGGCCAGAGAACCAGTTTCAGTGACTTGGTTGTTTACCAACATGGTCGAACGGTGAGTGTTGCTGTCCGGAGCCGTAAGAGTTACGGGGTAGAACAGACCAGTCTTCATATCACCAATCGGATTAACCGTGATCATGTTGTAGGTCGCTTGAGGGTCATCCATTACATAAGCAGTAATCGTACCAACAGACGTCTGGCTAGCGGGCCAGTAGTTGTTGAAGTTAGGCTTATTGGTAATAGGGTCCACGAAGTAAACGCCTTGGAAAACACCCAGGTTGTAAGCGCTATTCGCACCTACTTGGATGTTGTCAGCCGTACCAGTGAGTTGGACAAGATCGCCCACACCTAGCGCAGTGCTGTAACCACTCGCAATAGTGTAAGTCGAGAGGGACGCATTGTCCGGACCCGAGCCCACCTTACGAGCCTTATTGAAACCTTTTCTAGGTGCAGTAGCCATCTTTGAATAACTCCTATAAATTAACTACATTTAGTCTTGGAAAGAGGGCTCTTTATGTGCGACCCTGGTTTTAGTACCAAGATTGCGGAAACCTCTTTTTTCAAGAATATGGACATCAACTGCTGCCAATTCCCTATCCGTTGCTTCTTGAAAGGCCTCTTCACGAGACTTTTTCAAATCTTTATCTACCTTCATCAGACACAAGTCACCGGAAATCACCAGGCCTTGTCTGTGTGGCACATCTGCTGAACGGAGTTGTTTACGGTACTTTTCAGGGAGTTCAGTCATATCCACGAACTCGTAACCTTCATTTTCCCAGTAAGAAAGATTCTTATAATCTTCCGTACCATTCAGTGTCCATCGTACCAAGCGGAGTTCCCAATCATCTTTTGCGAAATGTTCTTTAACATATTCGGGGATCTCGCTAGTCGTATTCCGCTGATAAACCTTTCTACGTTTAGGTGTATCGCGGCCAGTTTCCTCTTGTACTTCGGTCGTAGGGTTGCTAGGCTTCTTTGTCATTGTTTTAATCCTTACTTACGCGGAATGATAATTGTGGTGTACCCGTCATCGCGACGATTGGTTTCCATATGCTGTACACGTTGTTT